TGTCGTTCTCGCGCTTCTTGCCGAAAGCGGTCTGCCGGTAAACCTCATTCTTGGCCTGGTCGCCGAACATCGCCTCGCCGAGATCCTTCAGCGAGTTGGCCAGCGACGAATTGTCCGCGTATGCGTTGATGATGCGAGGCATTCCGCGTCCTTCAGCTAAACGGGGTGGGGCCGCCGGGGCCGCCCAAAGTCATCGGTCCTGCAGAGCCGCTGCCGCCCCTGCCCGCGGCGCCGGCCGCGAGGCTCGATGCGCCGCCGAGAATGGTGCTCCAGATCGACGGCGGCTTGTAGGCGGCCGCGCCGGCGCTGTCCTGCAGCGACGACAAGATCGACTTCTGGCCGTTGGCGTAGTTGTTGTTGACGCCGATGTTGCGATCCGCGTCCGCCGTGTTGAGCGAATTCGTCAGCCAGGTGTCGCCGTAGCCGCCGAGGTTGGCGTTGTTCTTGGCACGTTCGACTGCGCCGTCATGGACGGACATCAGCCGCTTCGCGATCTCGCCGCGCACCGCTGCGGGCGCATCGGCGGTCAACGGCACGTCGTTCGCATTCGCGGTCGTCATGTTGCCGGTGACGGTGTTCCCGCGCGCGGTTTGCGCGTCCTGCAGCTGCGTCTGCTGCGCGCCGGGCGCGTAGTGGGCCAGGTTGGTGTCCAGCTGCGTCTTGTTGCTGTCGGCAAAGCCCTGCTCGCGCCGCAGCGTGTCCTGCAATACGGCGTTGCGCGCGGCGGCTTCCGCCTTGGCGTTGTTCGTGGCTTCGTTATTCGACAGTATCTTGGCGCCGACGTTGAGGCCGACAGCCGCTGCGGCGGTAAAGGGATCGCACATTAGGTCCACACACTGCTGCCGCTACCGCTGAGCGGTGCGTTGAAATTCTGTGACGGGAACAGCGAGCCGTTGTTGACCTTCTGCGCGGTCGCGAGCGGCTGCAGCGCACTGGCGAACACGCCGCTGAGCGTCGGAACCGACTGCGGCGCCACGATCGTGCCGGCGGTCGCCTGCGCCTCGGACGCGGCGGCCAGCGGGTCGGCGGCGTTGATGTTCTGGTTGTAGAGGCCGGTCTTGGCGTTGTTTACGTTAGATTTCAACTGGTTAGTGGCGTCGACCGCATTGCTGCCGATCTGCGCCTGCGCGTCCTGGTTGGTCTTGTCGAGCTGCGAGATCGCGTTCGCGCCGCCGGTGCTCTCTAGCGTGTCGCGGCCGGCAAGCGCGGCAACCAGCTTGTCCTTGGCGATGCCGTACTGGTCGGCCAGTCCGCCGTTCTGCGCCGTGGTGTAGGTCTTGGTATAATTGTCGAAATAGGGCTGGTCGAACTGCGAAAACGCAGAATCGATGTTCTGCTTGCCCTGCCCGATCGCCGCTTGGCGCTTGTCTTCCTGCGCCTGCGTCGCCTGCTGCTGTTGCAGCGCGGCTTGCTGCGCGGAGTTGTCGGAGCTCCCGAAAAGGTTACACATGCGCGATTGGTGCTCGTAGAAGTGAGCCGGAATCGCGAGGTCCGGTTATCCGCGGGAGTTCTCAGAATATCTCAGTTCGCGACGCTTGTCACGCGCGCCATGCCGGCCTTCGACAGCGTGAAAAGCCGAAAATCCTCGCCGTTGCGGCCGTACTGGTACAAAAACGCCTCTTGGCGGGCGCCGAAGCCCTCAATCCAGCTATGGGTGCCCTCTGGCCCGTCCATCGAGCAGACCTGCAACCGGTGGATGCCGGTCGAAACCAGGATCGGGAACAGCTTGCGGCGGATGAACCGGGTGGTGGCCAGTGCGACGTGGTTGAACTGGTCGGTCGCGAAGAAGATCGTCGAAGCGACGCCGGGGTGCGGAAACACCACGCCAATCACGGCGATCGGAGTGCCCTTCCAGACCGTCACAGCGAGGTGTGGGAGCGCGAGGAAGCCAAGGGCACATGCTACCGGGTCGTTGCCGTGGGATAGCGCCAGCCGCTCCGCTGCATCGTGTGGCCGCATCCGTTCGGCGACGTAGCGGACGTCTTCGGCGGTGGCGATCTTGATCACTGTGTCGGCTCCTGCCCATCGTGGTGGATCGTCACGTTCGAGACGCTGGCCGGACCCGCCGCCGTGCAGCGCAGCCGCAGCGCAATGTGGGTGAATCGGCCAGGGTTGGCGATGTCGGCGTCGCCGTAGGTGATGCCGTCCAGCGTACCACCGCGGATCGTCGCGTTCTCGTTGTTCGGGTCCGTCAGGATGTCGACGACCCATTCGCCGCTCGAGGCGATGTCGATGCCTTCGCATAGTTGCGACTTCGGCGGGCTGCCGGCCGCGAACGGCAGCGCGACGTCGGCAGGCATCTCGCCGGCGATGGGGTAATCCTGCCCCAACTGGCCGCCATAGAGATACACCTGATCGCCGGCGCGCGCGTAGAGCTGGTTGTAGGCGCGAGCGAAGTCGCTGACCGAGAACCCTGGCTCGAAATAGGTCCACGCGCTGATCTGGCTACCGGGGAAGAACGACAGCACGTAGATGCGGTTGTCCAGCGCCAGCCAGAAGCGGCCATCGCGCGGCTCGATGATCGCGACGGCGCGGCGCACGACGGAATTCGGGGTCGCGTCGATGTGCGCGCGGATGAAGCTGTCGATCGCCACGCCCATGTCGTTGACGTTGGCGGTCGTCATCGCATCTCGAGCTCGCAACGACCGGATGCCGGTTTCGTCGAGGAAGATCAGATCCTCGGCGCCATAGGTGCAGATCGCACGTGCGGCCAGTGCGCCGACGCCATCGATGGTCTGTGCGATCGAGAACGTCGTCGCATCGGTGCTGAGATTGTAGATGCGGCAGTTCCGGCGCGAGAAGATGGCGCCGTAATTCAGGTACACGCCACCGCCGACAAGCGGTTCGCTGCCTTCGGCCTCGTTCGAGATGTTCAGAAATCCGGAGCCGGTCGCGGCCGTCGCATCGTTCCAGTTGTTGAAGGTGTTGAGCTTGGAGTATTCCCACAGCGATCCGGCGGTCGACCAGACGCGGCGCAGGAACACCATCAAGGAATAACCGGTCGCGGCCGCCTTCCCGGTCGCCACGAACACCGAGCCGTTGATAGTGAGCGTGTAGACGTCGGTCGCTTCGAACGTGCCGGTGAGCGTCGCGGTGACGATCTGCGCGACGGCGGTCGTCGCGCTAACGCCGCCGGACATCGTTGGCGTGGCCAGAACGAGGTCGCCAGTGGTGACGGCGGTCACCACGTATTCGTTGGCGGTCGCGCCGAGGCCGGGTGGCGCCGAAAGCACGATATTTGCGCCGGCGGCCGCCGCAGAATATCCGGACGTCGCGGTTTTGTTGTTGATCTGCTGCGCGATCGCAGCCGCCATGGTGATGGTGTCGCCAGTCCACAGCACAGACGCCTGCATGAGCGAAACACCGTGGGCGGTGATGTCTGTCACCTGGCCGGTCGAGCCCGACAACACCGTCAGCGTGGATTTCGCCTGCGTTTCGGGGGCTGCCGACACATTGTCGCGCACATTGGTGAGCACGATGTCCTGATCGTTCGTTCCACCGACGTCTGCGGTCGACCGGGATACGGTGAAGGGTACGCCGGGGACGCGCGCCGACAGCGTGATGGTGTTGCCGTTGGCCTGCGCGTTCACGGCGGTGCCGGAGTTCGCGAGGTCGGCCAGGTATGCTGCGAGGACGGCGGCGCTGGCGCTGGTGGTCGCCAGTGCGTCCCAATCGGTGACGCGGGCGCCGTTGAGGTAGTGGTAGACGTTGCCGTCGGAGAATTGCGCGATGACGTAGAGCTGCCCGTTGGGGGTTCGCACGTCGAGCACGCCAGTCATGGCGGCGCCGTTGGGCGGTGCCAGCTGCTGGTATTGAATGCCGTTCGGCACGGTCAGCGTGTTCGCCGCGACCGATCCGAAGGTGTAGACCTGCCCCTTGACGGCTGCGAGGCCGAAGGTCTTGCCGGCCGGGAGCGTGAACGTCGGAGTGAACCGCTTCGGGCGCTCGATGTCGCCGCCGCGGCTGATCTGGACGTTCTTGGCATCCCACAACGTGCCGGGTACGCCGGCGACCCTGGGCCTGCGTCTGTCAAGGCCAAATTTCCAGTCACTGATAAAAATTTCGCCCACTTAGGTGGACCTTGCGTGAACCACGATCGGGAAGCGCGCGTCCTTCTCGCCTTCGCCCATGCCGAGACGGTAGGTCTGCGACGCGGCCTTGCTGCGGCCCTTGACGCGCGCGAGACGTGCTTTCGCCATCGCGGCGAGACCGGGAGCCGACTGGCTACCTTGGCGGGCCAGGATCTCAGACGCCGCGAACAGCACGATTAGCTGGTCGTCGAGGTCGCAAACGTCGCTGTCTTGAATCAGCGGCCGCAACTTGCGAATGCCCTTGAACTGGATCGTCATCGAGTTCGAGACCGGGATCGGCCAGACCTCGCACTGCTCTTTCGCGCCGGTCCAGCGGACGTCCCACGCCAGTGCCGGCTCCTGCCGGACGCCTGCGTCGGAGTTGTAGATCGCGTATTCCTTGAAGCCGATGCCGCGCTGGATGGGGCGCGGGAAATTCGAGTACCAGATGACCACGCCGGGACCGATGGTCGCGTCGTTGTCGTCGATGCGGTCTACGTTCAGGCCATCGGGGAAGTCGTAATAGCGTTCGCCGGCCTGCAGCGGCTTGGCTTCAAACACCTGGCGCAGGAACGGCCAGTCGTATTCGTCGTAGAGGACTTCCTGCGTGCGCGAGAGCTTGTTCTTTAGCGACGGCAGATCGTCGTTGCCCACGGCGACGGATGTCGCGCGATTGACTTCCTCGCGCAACATCTCGACGAGCTTCAGGAGCTGCGTACCGCGGGCCACTGGTTAGGCCGTGACTTCGGCCGACGCACGGGCGCGGCGCGATTCACGAAGCGACGTCGCACGTACCGGCTCCTCGACCGGGGTGATGACCTCTTCCACTTCGTCTTCGCCGGGATTGTATTCGATGGCCTCGACGACTTCGGGCGCCACATAGGTCTGCGGCAGCGGCACGCCGGCGACGCCGAAAATGCCAGTGATGATCTTGGTGCCGCGGTCTTCGGTGAGCTCGCCCTTGGTGTAGAGCTCGGCCAGGCGGGCGCGCTCCTTCATATCGGAGCGGTTCACGGTGCCGGTCTTCACGATGTCCACGATCGGCGGATGCTTGCCCTGCCCGTTGTGGATCACCGCCAGCACATGAATTTCAGATGCCGTCACGTTGTGCTTGATGACTTCGTTGTCGAGACTGCCGTCGAGACGGACTTTGCAGCTGTAGAGATCCATGTGCCCTCAAGAATTGTGAGAGCGGGGTTGCCCCCGCTCTCGGTTTCAGATTTACGCGCCGTACTGCGGGACGCCCAGGAAGCTCGGATCGGCCACGAACATGTAGACCGAGTAGACCTTGGTGCCGTCCGGCGTGACGTTCGGGGTGATCGTGCCGCGGACATCGCCCGTGGTCGCGGTCGCCTTGGTCTGCACACCACCCACAGCGGTGCCGGCGGTCGGCGTGGCGCCGTCCTGCGACTCCTTGAGGATGTTGCCGATGCCCGTGCCGGTCTGCGGCGGCAGGTAGTAGGGCAAGCCCAACTTCGCGCCGGAGCCGATCGACAGGTTGCCCGCCAGTGCCAGCGAGGCCTGGTAGGAGTTGATCTGCTTGAATGCCTTGAGCCCGAGCACCGGGGTGGTGCCGTTGAGCGTCAGGGTTTCAGTCAGAGCCACGCCGTACTCGTCGAGACCGCGAAGCGTGATGGTCTGCGTGGTGTCCGTGGTGGACGACACGACCTGCGCGTTCCGGGGTACGTCGAACACGACCGGGGCGGCAAGCGGGACCAGCGTCGTGACCAGCACGGCAGTCGTGGCGAGCACCAAAGTGGTGTTCGCAACCAACGGAGCCCCGAAGTCGACCTTGAACACCTGGCCGAACGAGCCACGGTACGCACCGGTCTTGTCGACCTGATTGCCATTCAAGTTGTGGTACGGGAAGTTGGTGTCGTCACCATCCAGTTCGAACTGGAAGTCCACCTTGGAGCCGGCCGGGATCGTGGTCGTTCCGAGATAGGTGATGGTGGCGGTGGCGCCCGACCACGAGATCGAGAAGTCGTTCGGGTAGTTGAAGATGGCACCCATGGCATGGATGCTCATCACGTGACCGCCGCGATTTTTGATAGCGCCGGCCAGGGTTGCGGTGGGCGCTGCGACCGTGAAGGTGCCGTTGGTAGCAACAGCGGCCGAGGCAGTGGTGGATGCGAGGACGAAAGCCATGTGCGTGTTCTCCGTTACGCGATCGAATACACGCCGTGGCAGTTACGCTGGTTGCACGTCAGTGCTCCCGCGTAAGTCACAGCACGATAGAACACGTACTTGTTTTCGGGACGGGCGGGCGCGTGCTTCTTCATGTTCTCGCCGGCAACCACCGTCGGGAAGATGTGGCTGGTGTCGAGCACGAAGCCGTACTTGGCCAGGCCGAGGTCATCGAGGGTCGGATCATATTCCAGATCGAGGCCCTTGAAGCTCAGATCGGCAACGCTCGCGTCAAGACGACCGGACTTGGCCCAGCCTTCCATGGTGAAGTTGCCCTTCGACCGCAGCTCCTGCTCGAACGCGTCCAGGAAGGACGAGCCGGCGAGGAACAGGTTCGGCTTGCCGCCGTAACGACGGAGCTGCCGGAACTCGTTCTGCAGCTTGGTGGTGAGCACCAGGTTGCCGGGGGTGCCGGTGTTGAGGGCCAGCGACGCGCGGTTCTGCCACCAGTTGTTGGCGACGGGATCGATGCCGCCCACGACTGCGCCGGAGGTCGGAGCATCGAGAATCAGCGAACGGATGCCGGGGATCAGGTTGGAGTCCTGCGTGCCGTCCTTCCAGTACATGGTGTTGAAGCCACGATCGATGCCTTCCTGCATGTCCTCGAGCTTGTCCTCGAGCAGGTTGGCGAGCGCGGTCATCTCGCGGTCGGACGCCTTCGACGTGCTTTCGCCAGTCGTGGAGTCGTTGACCTCGATGCCGTCCTTGATGAGCTCGTGCATCGAGAACGAGATGCCGGCGTGGATCAGCTTGTACGGGTAGGTCGCGGTCTTGATGTTCGCCGGGTTGACGTAGCCGACGGTATCGTCGTGCTGGAAACCCTGGATGGTCGTCGAGTACACGCCCTTGACGCGCACGGTGACGTTGCCCTGGCCGCCGGGAATGGTCTTCTCTTTGCCCTGCATGGCTTTGAGAAGCGGCTTGTTCTGGATGGTCTGCGAGAAGATCGTCCCGCGCTTGAAATGGAAGTCGATCGCCGCGTTGGCGATGTTCTCAACTTCTTGGAGAGTGAAGGCCACTGTAATCCCCTAGGGAATGGACCGTTCAGGCGCCGACCGATTGCCGAACTACGTCGAGCATGTTTTTCGGGGCGGCAGTTGAACGGGGCGAAGCGCCACCATTGAGAACGGGCCGGATTTCCTGGGCCTTCGGGGCAAACCGCTTGGTGCGATCCGTGACGGTCTTCAAAGCGTCCTCGGAAAGCTTGATCGCCTCCTCGGAGTTCGGAAACCACGGACGACCTACTTCGCGGGTCTTGCGCTCGATGGCCAGTTCGACAAGTTCTGCAACCTGGTCACGCTTCAGATGCCAATCCGGATCGCGTTCGGCCTTCTTCGCTTCCCATGTCTCGATCGAGCTCACCGTGCTGTTGGTCAGCGTCTGGTGCTCACTTCGCTGCTGATCGATCTTCTGGCGTTCCGTCATCTGCGTGACGTGGTTGGTCGCCAGCCTCGCCTCGGCTTGCGCCTTGGCCAGGGTCTTCGCGTCGGCTTCGGTGAGATACCCCTGGTCAACCCGCGTCTGCAGATCGGCCGGAAGTGTCTCGCCCGACATCTCCTGCAGCTTGGCCACGATGGGCATCAGCCGCGCGAGCGCGTCCTGTGGACGCGGAGAGCGCAACATCGCTGCAATTTCCAGCGTGCCGGCGACGTCCTCGGGGGACAGGCCAGCGTTGCGAACGAACGTGTCGATCTTCTCGAATTCGGCGGCCTTCGGCTTGAGACTTTCGATCTCGGCGCTTTGGGCCTTCAAATTCTTGGTGAGCTTGGTGAAACGCCGCTGAGTGCGTGCGGTGAGTGCCTTGATTTCCTCCGGCGACATCTCGTCGTCGGCGTCATCTTCAGCTTTCGAGGCAGGGTCGCCGTCGGCCGGCGTGTCCGTGCTCTTTGGTGCTGGCGATTCACCCTTCGGCGCGATCGCGGCTTTCACCGCGTCGAGCATCGTTCCTGCCGGTTTTTCGTCTGCAGTTGACGAGGCTGCGGTAGTTGCGTCGGAGGTGGTCTTTGCGGCAACATCGGCCGCGGAATTGGTGGTGTCTACGACAGCGGAGGTGTCCGCGGTCGAAGCCGGTGACGAGTCCAGCATCCAGTCTCTCCCGAACGCCTTTGCAAAACCCACCAGGATGGAGGGCTTGGCGAAAGCGTTGTTGACAGTAATCTCTCAGTTCACTACAGGAATGTCAAGTAGCCAGAGATTCGGAGGGAAAATGGATCTTGCAACTTGTCGTACACGTCTAATCGCTACGCGATCTGCGGAAGGCGCCGATACCCCAAACGGCATCGCAATCTCGGACATCATCGAACAGCTGGAGAAATTGCCGGACGACGTTCGCCAAGTTTGGGCGAGGGATGAACGGCAGACACTCCCGTATATGTTGGAAGAGAAAGTCGCGCGGCTGGAGAATTGTCCCGCTGGCCTCCGCGAAGACATTCTGCAGGTCGCCCGTGCCGCGCTGCTTGGGCTTTAATGGTGAGACGAGGAGACCATCTGTGACGGATCGTTGCGATCGACTGATAAAGGCCAAGGAGCGGCTGGACAAGGCCACGAAAGCCTACGCCGCCGCCCAGAGCGAATTCATAGAGGCCCAGCGCGAGGCTCGCGACGTTTGGCGCGAGTATACCACAGAGCTTACGAATGGAGAATGAGGACGGGATGAGCAACGAAGACAAATACCTGCTGCATTGGGTATTTCGCGCAATCGACGCCTGCCGCGCTGAAGGCGTCCGGCCAGATACGTTGACCAGCGAGACGCTATGGAAGAACCTTGGCGCTCCAGATTGGGTCCTGCCGGCCATGCGCGAGGCCCGTCAACGACTGACGGACGGAGAGCGTTCATGATTTGGAAGTCGATAAAAGATCGACCTAACAAATTCGAGCCGGTGCTCGTATTTGTGCCAGGAAGCCGCGTTGGCTCATCGCAGGAAGAGCCAGACACTATTCACGTGGCATACTGGAAGGACGAATGGGAAGGTCTATTCAACCTTCAGGACGAAGGCCACTTCCTTGTGCGGCCATCCCACTGGATGCCGCTGCCGACACCGCCGCGCTCGTGACCGAGGAGGAAAAGACCCATGGCTATAGCATCGTTTGCAGAGCGCGACAGGCAGATCGCCGCAATGATTTTAGATGAAATCGAAAAGGTCAGGGCCGACCAGCGCCGCTTTGGATGGGCGCCGGGCACGGGTGCTTGGAATCGAGCATTCGGCAAGCTTGCCGGACTGCATACGGTGCTTTCTTTGGTGGAAGATTGTCCGCCATTGTCAGATCACGATCTGGCATCGCGCCTCAGCGGAACGGTTCACTCGTCTTGAGCAGGAAGGGCCAGACCATGGCGCAGGACTTTATCACTCGGGCCGCCTTCAATCCAGAATGGGACAAGGCAACAAGGGTCCACGACTGGCGCAACCACGTCCCGGAGAACGTCCAGGACATGTGGGGAACGTTCAAGATTGAGCAGAGGATGGCACTGGTTGAGTGGGCCGAAAGCCTTGCCAGCCAAGAGCACTGGGATTGATAAGCGAACATCGAAAGTGAGGATTTGAAATGGTCAAGGTCGAGATCGATGAAGGATTTGGGAAAATTACCGGCAGCGCCGAGAACGAGTGGCTGATCGTGCCCTATTGGCCTTGCAGCGGGAAGACGGTTCGCAAGATGGCGCCGGACAAGCTGCCGAAAGCATGGGTGGATGAGGTCGCGGCATTCGCTGATGCTGAGTATGCCGCCGCATCAGACGGCTACTAAGGCGTTGCTGGGCAAGGAGCGAAAGTGTGAACCACCGCGAATGCAAAGAAGTCCTAGACAAATTGCTCGACTACCTGATGGCCAGGGTCAAAACTCGCATGCTGCTTTTTGGCGAGACTTTCGAGCAGGCGCAGCAGGCTGTTATGGACGAAATAAAGTCTGACGATGCCGAGCGGCCCATAGAAGTGAGGGAATGATGAGCGAGATGATTGAGCGGGTGGCGAAGGCTCTTTACGACAATATGTGCCTAGCCAACCCGCATGTGATGGTCACATGGGAAGCTCTGCAATTGGACTTGAAGAGCTACTATTCAGAGCTGGCACGCGCTGCGATCGAAGCCATGCGGGAGCCGACGGACGAAATGTGGGCCGCATGCGAACAAGCCAAAGCTGATTTTGAGGCCGGCATAGCGTGGCCCGTGATGATCGATGCGGCCGTTGGTCATCCCCACTGACCCTGAGCCAGCGCGCTAGTCCGGCTTGTTCGCTCTGATGATCCTGGCAGCCTTGGCAAACGCGCACCTGTAGGCGCTATTGCCGGCTTCCTTCTCCACCCTCTTGGCGATCCGCTCGAACTCAAGACGGATGATGCGGGCGATCTCAGGGGAGTATTTCGGGGTGGTGGGATCGACCACTAGGTCGCCCCAATCGCGTGAAGGTACTCATTCACGATATTGTAGAATGAGACTTCCTTGCCAGCGAGACCTGCCCCCCACGCGGCCATAGCAATACGGCGAGCTGAGAAGTTCGTCGCGTCGGCGCCGCAAATCCACTGCTCTTGTGATGCGAGAGCGGTCGAGGTGACCACCCTGTCAGCACCAAGCTGTACACCATTCCGGAACAGTCTCGACGCTGTGCTAAGCGTGCGCTGTGCCTGGAAAAGACCTACCGAGCTTACGGCCGCAGGGTTCGTTCCGCCGCCAGCGTCGTTGACACTCCACGATGCAAAACCACCCGATAGCGGGTTGACGAACGAGCGGGGAGCGGTGACGCTGCCAAAGTCAGCCTGATTGGCAGCATCGAGCTGGGTAAGAGAGAACGCAGAAAGCGAGTAGTTGTTAAGCGTACCCTGCACGCCATTCGTGCTCGGGATGAACTGGGTGCGAAGCCTGGAAGTCGTGCCGTTGCCGATATAGCCACGGTCGGCAAGGAATCCTGGCGAGTTGACCGGGATGAGCGTGAACGAGGCCGGAGTGATCCAGTTGATAGTTCCGGCTTGGCTGTCCGCCGCCGCCAGCACGTAAAAGACGTCCAGCAAGGACCAAATGCCGGCCGACTTTAGCTCCGATATCATGTTGTCGATCAGGATCTTGCGCGTATCGACCGGAGGCGTCGTGAACGCGGCGGCGACCGCCGCAGCTTCAGCATTGATGAAGCTATATGCTGGCGGCGTATAGCCCTGCTTCGTGGCGTAACGCAGCGTCGTGTTATAGGGCGGAAATGCCGGCGGTGTGGGGACGGTGCTGGCCTGCGCAGAACCAACGCCATAACATACATACCCTCCCTCGGCCCACACCCACTTGCAATCATCGCCGTGGTTTCGCGGGCTATAGGGTCGCAATTGATGCGAGCTCGGATCGTCTGCGATTATTCGGGTCTGCGTCTTTACGCCGGTCGTCTCGTTGAATGAATACTCGACAAGCCTATTGACAGCGTTCGTGCTATTCCACTCGCTGAGGACGAAAGTAGTCACGTCGTTGGCGTCGAAGGCCATGCCGCCGAGGTAGTGGTTCTCGTTGGCATAAAGCGAATGCTGGCCGGAATTGAGCTGCGTCTTGACCCACGCCGACCCGTTCCAGCGGCCGTGCCAGTATTGCACGTCCGTGAAGAAAACGTCGCGCGCACCTGTGCTGGACGGGTATTTGGCATAAAGCACGCGCGGGAAACCATCGGCCCCGATGCCAATTGACCAGTTCCACGAACGCCCACCAGTCGTGCCGTCAATCAGCGTTGCGGAGGTGCTGGGATCGATTGGCAGGCCACCAGCGATCGGAGTGCCATCGGTCGTAAAATAGCTCTCCACGCCTCCGCTGACGGTCATGTACATGTGGTAGATCGACGTAGCCACCTCGTTCGGATGGCCGTTCGTCATGAAGAAATCGACGCGATTGGCGACGTTCTGAACCATCAGAACATACGGACGATTATTGGCGATGTTCAGGACGGAGTTCGTGCTCCATGTCGCCGTGCCAGCCTCAATCAGCGTGGCATCTGCAATGGCGACCTTCTGCGGGCGCGTGGTCGTCGTCGCCGAGCGATAGTAAAGCCTGATCTTGTTGTCGTCGGCGAAGTAGTAGGGTTTTGCGTATGCCGTCGAGTCCACGCCGCCGTTTGAAATCTGCACTTCGGCGTTGAACGATGAAATATCCGGCAGCGGATTGGTCGATACACGATACCGCATGCCAACGGTGTCGGACGAATGCTTCGAATAGAACACAGCGATGCGGCCGCCCGGAAGGACGATGAGACCGCCATTGTCGTGGTCGTCCTGTTCGAGCGCAGAAGAGACGACGACTTCGGTAACAACGATGCCACCGTCAAGCCGCGCCAGCATGATGCTGCCGGCGGCTGTGACATAACTGAAATACGTTTTGCCATTGACCGTGATGGCGCGCGGGTCATTGAACCAAGTCCAGATCCCGTTTGCGGTAAGCTGAGATCCGCCGCGAGCCACCGGGGGGACGTTGGTAACAACGAAGTCGTCCACCTCTGCCGTTGTCCTGACGCTGAGGCCGGGGAAGTTCTGCGCGGTGACCTGCGATCCCGAAACATCGTCAACGATTACCGTGCCGCCAGTGGTGAAGTCCTGAAGCTTGAACCGAACGCGGTCCGACATAACCCAAGTCGAGAGGACAACATTATTGGACGGGAAGGCTCCGATCGCCCCGATGTTCGTAAATGAACCGGCATTGCCACGGCGAAGCGTGAACCCATAAGTCGCGGACGTGTTCGTGCTGTCCCGGAAAACCTGATATCCGGTTAGTGCTGTGTCGGAGAAGCGCGCCAGAACGCTCGCACCGAAGGTGTCCGCCAAATTGGCTGAAATCTGGTAATCGGAGACCGGGAGGGTTGACTTGTTGACGTAGTACGATCCCGTTGCATCGGTACCGATGACATTATCAGTCGCAAATGCCACCTGGGCGTTATCGGTCGGGGATACCGTGTTCTTGGACCAGGCGACATTCCCCTTCGTGTCAGGTACCCACCCGACTAGGGAGACGTTCGCGCCACCCGTGTTGTTGAAGTGGTCCTCGAGGTAGGTGGTGATGGTGAAGCCACCGCCCCCCGTCCCCGCTCTCCCGAGGAGAGCGCGCGACGGCGCGTACGTCACAGCGCGCGTGACAGGATACGTGATCGGATAGGTGCTCACCGGAATGCGGCCTGCACGCCTGACTTGATGTTGGGCGCCGTCGAGCCGGACAGCGACACGCGCAGCAGACACGGCTGTAATTCAAAGCCGCCCTCGCCGTTCGCCGTGAAGGTGCAGAAGGTGTCGCCGGATCGATCAAGGTCAATCCAGGTGGTGCCGTCGTCGGGGGACTGCTGCAGCTTGATGGTGCCGCCGCCGAACGTGCCCCATGCGGTGAACACGCCGCGGCCGCCGAGCCAAGGGATCGACGCGGACTGGCCGTCAGCGGTCAGGATTGCGAATTGAGACGAGATAGCCATGCCGGCAATTCCTCAAAAACGAGGTCCGTCGCCGGCGAAACGACTGTCATCTGCCGACGACCATTCTCTCAGTTTCCGACATTTTCGTCAACGCGGGATGTGGGCCTCTGGCGCCGGGAACGCTGGCTGCGGGCCAGGTGCGGTTCCGGGCTGCTGTGGTGCGTTCTGCGCGCCCTGGCCACCTTGCGCCGCCGGATCGGACTGCGGGTCTCCTGTGCCCGGCTGTGTGGCCGCTGGATGGCCTGCCATGGCGTTGACCGCCGTGATGGACGGCAGACCTTCAACGATCGCGTCCTCGGCGTCGACATCCAGCAGGTCGAGGTACTTCTGGCCCCACGGGATCGGGTTGACGCCGGGCAGCTGCAACACGAACGGCATCGCACGTTCCATTTTGGCCAAGTCTGCCGCCTGGTTCGGCCGGCCGCTCGAGCCCGCGCGAATGTCGAGCATGATTTCCTCGATGATATCTTCGCGGGTCTCAGGCATTTCCGGCCAGACGGCTCCGGGGCCGACGATCGCCTTGACGGTCTCGGCCGACATCTCCTGCAGCATGATCTCGCCCGTGGATTCGGCGAGCACGCTGAGCAGGTCGTCGAGATCGTCCACGTTGTCGGCCAACGACACCGTGCGGCTCTGCTCGGCGATCGAACTTTCGGTCGCGGTGGCGTCGGCGGTGGGACCGAGATTGGCCTGTTGCGAGCCGACGACCCGCAGCAGATCCTGGAAGATCGAATCCACCTCGTACATCTTGGGGTCGATCATCATGACAGGCTTGGCCTGCAGCTTGTCGGCGATCTTCTCGCCCTGCTGCAGCTGGTTGAGCTCGATGATCGCGCCGGACTCGTGGTTCGACAGCTTCATCAGGTCGGTTTCTTCAAACGAACCTTTGGCCGCCACATACCCCGGCCGGTTCTGCCGACGGTGCTCGCGCAGACCCTCGCGGTTGCGGTTGTACTCGTTCTGCAAATGACGGGCCAGCCACACGTCCGACGGCGGGAACTGATCGTCCTCCGATTCCACCTCGTTGAACACCAGCGGGAAGATGTCGAAGAAACGGCGCAGTTTCACCTTCGGCGGCGCCGGCGGCTGCAGATAGCCGGGATAGCCGTCGCAGACAAAGAACTCCTGCCCGGTCTCGCGGTTCATCACGCGCCACACCAGCGCGGTGTCGCTCTCCTTACCGTCCTTTTCAGACCACTTCGCCCACGAGCTCGAATCCGCCTTCTGCGCGGTGTAATCCTTCTTGACGTCGACCTGCCACAGCTTCTCGATCTCCTCCGGCGTCTTGCTGTATTCCTCAGCGATCCAGCCAGCGCCGGCCAGGGTTTTCAGGTGCTCGACCGCTGGATCGATGATGATCGACTTGGACCGCGGGAACGAGTACATCGGCCCCTCCTTCACGATCACCGTGTCGTTCTGCTGGAGGTCCGCGATCAGCGTCTTCAGCTGCTCGGCCTTGGCGGAGTTCTCGTCGAAGTCCGGTTCGCTCGCGTCCTGCATGAGCTCGCGCAACGTCGCCAGCTGTTCGCTGTAGGTGTCGATCTGCGTCGTCACCTCGGGGTTCTTCTCGAGGATGCGCTGGAAGCCGAGCTTGACGTAGCCGATGCAGTTGACCTTGGTGCGCCGGACCAGCGCCTTGAACTGCTGCTTGTACTGCGTGCTCGCGTCGGTCATGAAATGGTTGTGCAGGATCGTCAGGGTGTCGGCGATGCCCTCCACCATGATGTCGTACTTTTTGACCACCTCGGCGTCCTGCAGGATCGCGATCATGTTCGGGTCGGGCGGCGGGATCTGCTCCGGCGGGACGCCCGCTTGTGCGGCCATCTGCGCCTGCTGCGTCGCGTGCTGGATCGCGTCGGCGGCTTCCTTCAGCGATGCCAACTGGCCGTCCCACACCGTGAACATGCGGCGCTGCTTCCGCTTGGCGATGGCCTTCGGATTCTTGGCGTAGAGCTGCGCCACGGCCTGGTTGATGTGCCGATTGATGATGGGGACGACGTATTTCTTGCCGCTCGACAGCCAGTCCTTCTCGGCGCCGTTCTTGGCGAGCTGCATGCAATAGTCCATCCGCTTGAACGGCCCATCGTCCTTCTCGTAGAACTTTTTCGCCTTCTTGATGCGCGAGCACCACTCCTGGACGAACTTCTTTTCCGCCTCCGGAATCTCCGGCTTCTCGGTCGAAGCGTCGTCGGTGTTGCCGCCGGGCACGGTTGCCGGATTGTCATCGAGTGCAAGGTCGTCGGTCATGTCGTCACCATCCGGCTGTCGAGTTTTCGCGCGTCTTTTTGCGCATGGTCTGTTCCGCGGCGTTCAAAATCCACTCGATCGATCCGGGCTTGCCGGGTTCGATCTTCAGTTTCTTCTCGCTCGCAGGCTTCAATTCCTTGGTGAGGCCGAGGCCGACCAGCGCCAGCCACGACACGAAGTCGTCGTTGGTGGCGTAAGGGAACGTCAAAATCTGCGTGCGTGCGTTCTGCCACCACGGTGCGAACTTGGGGAAATGCACCATCTGCATAGCCATGCGGCCCTGGATCGAACGCGCGCGGGTCTCCAGGTCGGACGCCGGCGTGATGGGGTCCAGCGTCGTGTAGATTTTGTCTTCGATCATGCGCTTGCGCAGGAACGGGCCGAACGACTTGGAGATCATCTCGTTCTCGAGCCACCACAGCGACGGCTTGTGGATCTTGAACTGGCCAAGCAGCTCCTCGACCGTCTTGTCGGTCTCCATGCGGCGCCAGACGAGATCGGGCATCACCCAAATCTCGTCGTTCTCGTCAATCCCCACGCATCCAAGCGCGGTATAGTCGCGCCGCTGTTTCTTGGAGACCGCATGGTCGGAAGCGCCGTACATGCGCAGGCGCTTCGGAAGGTCGCGGCGGTCGTATTCGAGGATGTAGTCCGCCTTGAAATACTCGCCCTGCTCCGGCGCCGGCTTGCCCATGTAGAGGGCGTTGAAAGTACGCGGATCGGACTGCTTGGCTTCGGCCAACAAAGGCAGCGATTTCCGGCCAGGCCACAAGGCGGACATGGGCTGCGGCCCAAATTGCTCCAAAATATCGGGGTCCGTCTGCTTCGTCAGCGAGAGGCCGAGCGCCTTCGCCAAGCTCGGATCCTCGACCACGGCCGGAATGTTGATGTAGGTCCATCGCTTGGCAATGCCCTTGTAGAGACCGTCGCGCTCCGGGTGCGAGGGATCGCAGAGCCGGCCGATAAGGTCGTCCTGGTGCCAGCGCGTGTGCACGATCACGATCGCCGTCTTGTCGGTCGTGCGCGAGAACACGGTCGACTGAAACCATTTCCAGACCTTCTCGCGATAGGTCGCGCTGTTGGCGTCCTCGTCGTTCCGGAAGGGGTCGTCGACCACGAACAGGTCTGCGGGCTTACCGGTGCCGGAGCCGCCGACGCCGACGAAGGCCAGTTTGCCGCCCTCCTCGCTCACCAGCAGGTCTTTGGCGGTGCCGCCCTTCATCAGCTTGTACTCGGGGAATACCTGCCGGTACGCCGCGGTGTCGATGATGTTGCGCACCTCAAACCCGAACTCGTTGGCAAAGTCCTGGTTGTAGCTGCCGAGGATCATGTTGCGGTACGGATTGCGGCCGGCGATCCACGCGGGCGCGCCGCGCGACAGGATCTGCGACTTGCCGAGCTGCGGGCCGATCGAAACACAGACGCGCTTGAGCTCGCCCCGCTCGACCTTTTCCATGATCTCGCACAGCAGCCGCGCCTGCGGCGTGATTTCATAGCGCGAGAGCTTGGCGTCCTCGACGTCCACCGGGTCCGGCATCGTCAACAGCATGAACGGCAATAGCTTGTCGCGCGCTTCCTGCGCGGCGATCAAACGATTGACGGCCTTGAGCTGGTGAACCCGCGGGTCGATGGGCGCCGGCTTTTTCATCAGCCTTCGCCGAAGAATTCACGCCACAGCGCGTCGATCGCGTAGTGCGGCCACGGCTCGATGCCCTTCTGCGCGCGCTGCGCGGACACCCTGGCCGAGATCGAAACCCAATCCAGATAGGTGTACTTTTTCAGCGGGACGACGCTCATGCGCGCGCCCTCAGATACGTCAGGTATTTGGCGGCCTCGACGAGATCGGCAAACATCTGGATCTTCGTCGGTCCCGTGGCGGACGGATCAATGACGGCCGTAATCGTCGCACCGTATTGCTGAGAACCGTAGCCGCCTTGGTCCGCATAACTGTCGATGAACTTGTAACCGCGGGACCGGATCAGGTGGTAGACGAAGTTCCGGTGAGCGTTCTCGCCGTGCTTGATCGCCCAATTGTGCTTGTGCGCGCAGGCGTAGATGTCCGCCTGCTCGAGTTGCATGGAGGCTTTCTGCGCGCCGTGCAGGTCATTCCAGATCGACGAACCCGGAAAATCGTGCGCAGCGTGCACCTTGACCTCGTTGCCGTTCGGAAAGCAGATCTTGAATCGTGACTGCCAGTCCTCGACGGGCACCTGCGGTGTCGCGTTGGCCTTGATGAGGTAGGGGCCGTCATTCCATGCGTCGTGATTGCCGAGGATGTGGCACATCCAACTGATGCCGGCGCTGTTCATGAACCACGCGGCGAGCTTCCATGCCTGCTTTTTGCTCATCTCCTGGTCGGCGTAGAGCCGGATCAAACGCCCAACCCAATTGTCCGTGATGTCGCCCATGTTGACCGCGTGCAAACCCGGCGTATTGGCGAGGACTTCGATGTCGCGGTTCAGCAGCGGCCAGTTGCAGCCGTTGTTGTCCAAATGTGGGTCGCCGACGAACGCCACGCCGATCGGCCGGTTCGACTTGACCTTGATCTCCATCCAGCGGCGCGCGTCGCGTGCAGCGAGATGCTTGGCGAAGTTTTTCGCGGCCTGCGCCGCGATCTCCTGCGGCTTCAACTCGCTCGAGGGCAAGTCCGGAAACACCAAACCCTCAGTTTCCGACATTTTGGGCGCAGCGCGATCCTGGACGCCCTTCAAACGACCGTTAAGCGTCGCATACGGCACGCCGGTGGCTTTCGCAGCAGCTCTGATGCTCCCGTGAACCTTCACCAGGTTCTCGGCTTCCCTCGCGTCCATTGGTGGTTCTCCCTCACCGCTTGATGATGTAGTTCATGACGATCGTCGGCTGCATGCTCGACACGGCGACTGGCGCACTCGTGCCCCCTTGCGCACTGCCTGTGAACGTGGAGGTGATGTTGGCAAAACCCACCGAAGTCGCCTGACTTGTGGCGAACGCGAACAAGCTCGCCGTAGAGGTGCCGTCGTTGCGGGTTTGCGTAGGCTGGAGCGCGTTGTGCGTGTGCCCGCTGTCCGCGGAGACGATGGAGCCCGCCGGCGTATAGGGCGGCAGATTGGCCGTGACGAGCGTGAACGATCTAGCAATACTGCCCGCGGCCGTTGTGCGACCGATGGTCTGCGCGTCCGCTAGTGGGGAAAAGCGCGCGGCAGACGTCGTGACGGTGCCGGTTGCAGCAGCAGACAACGTGATCGTGGTGCCGGAGACTGCCGTTATAGTGGTTCCAAGCGGGACTTTTGGGTGCGCGACGTACATGCCCACGAATATGCCAATCGCGGAGCCGACAGTGGCCGTAACGCTCGCGTTGGTGGTCGAGATCGTGGTCGACACCTGATTGATGTTCGACGCGGAGCCGCTGGCGTTATCGCGGCCAACACCGACATACGCGCGGTTCGGCAGGTTGAAGGTCGTGCTGCCGTCGCCGACGCCATATGGCGCGACAACAATCTGCGTGGTCGACGACGCCGTGGCGTTCGCCGTCATCGTAATCTGCGTACCACTGTCGACGGATTGGATGAACGTGGAAGCCGCGATACCAGTGCCGCTGAGCGGCATACCAGGGGACATATTGCTGGTGTCGGACAAGCCTGTGACAACTGGAGATGCGCTCGTCAGCGTGCCGGACTGCTGAATCGTGATGGCATTGAACAGATTGACGTCGGTGACACGGTTCTTGGACGAGCCATCGCAGTAATACCAGCCGCTCTGCAAGAGCGGACAAGCCGTCTCCTTGATGTCGCCAGGCTGAAAGCCTAGCAACGCGGTGCCAAGCAACGCGTTCTGCGCGTTGACGTCTGCTGCGGTCAACAGCGCTCGCCCCGCGGCCGTAGAATCGGAGATCGCGGACGACGGATGCGTGTGCGAAGTGGCCGCTTTGCCGGTGTCGAGCGCCTGCAGCGACGTCTGCACGTCGCTCGTGAGCACGCCAGAGGGCGTCACCGCAATCTGGCTGGCGTTCACAAGCGGCACCGCCGCGAGGTTGACGATCAGCTGCCACTTGCCTGCGGCCAGGTCGGTCGCGAAGACGCCGGAAGTGTGCGTGACCAGACAGCGATAGAAGCCGGAACCTTGAAAAACCGTGCTGCTGCCGGCCGTGAATGCCGCTCCCGTGACCCACGCCACCGGAGCATTGAACCCGACGGGCACCTCGGCCTTAAGCTGGTCGAGCCCGACCGTCGCGTTCTTGATGCCACCATCATCGCGCTGGATCAGCTTCAGGTTGGCCAGTACAGCGTCCAGCGTCGCCTTGGCGCTGTTCAGCTCGAGGTCGACCTGCGAACCCGGCAGCGCCGCCGTCGGGTTTTGGGCCTGATAGTTCGTGAAGCTGAACGAACGCGAATATGCGGGAGGCTGCGACATTCTCTCAGTTTCCTACAAACAGGCCAGATTAGCAACACTGTGCCTCTGACGATCTCCTTACCTGACCCTACGAGCCCGGATGAAGCCCGTAGCCGTCGCAGTCGAAGTGGTGAACGTTGTTTGCGCCACCAGGTACACTGTGGTCGTGGCGCTCAAGGACAATCGCACCGTTGGCGAGTTCATGGTGAAGCCGCCGTTCGGGACGATGCCGGCAGAGCCAAAGTTGAACGAGTTCAGACGACCGAGCGTCCCGTCGAGGGTGTTGTTGGTCAGACTGATGTCGGCAACTAAGGTTTGAGCTACCGTTGTCGCGGCGTAGGCGTAGCTCAACGTGCCTGAAACATCCCAATCGCCCGCGGTGAGGGATACGCTGATGATGGTCAGAGCAGTGCCCGTGGTCAACGCTTGCGGCGTGCCTTGGCTAGCCGTTGTGTACTCGCCGATCTCGCCGGCCGCCGCGTTGTCATTGGTGGCTGTGCCGTTCTGGTGTCCGTTGGTGCGCGCGGCCGGGATCGTGCCACTGGTGAGCTGCGTGCCGTTTAGTCCGGTCAGATTGGTGCCGACGCCTGCGGACGGCGTGCCAAGATCTCCCCCCTGGAACAACGCCGATCCAGTACCGCTTTCGTCGGTCAAGGCAGCGCGAAGGTTGGCGCTGCTTGGCGTCGAAAGGAATGTCGCAACGCCAGTGCCGAGACTGGCGGATGTCAACACCCGGTTGCCGGTGTCGTAAAGCCCGCTCGCGTTGAGCGTGCCGGCGCCCTTGTCGCCGCCCGTCACGGTCGACGGAACAGTGACGCCACCGCTGGCCGCGAGGCGCATGACCTCGGTGTTGTTCGTGCCAAGTATGACCGGCTTGTTGGTAACGCTTCCAATCAACAGCCCGTTGCTGGACGCGTAGCTGATCATCTGTGCGTACCCGCCGAGGGTCACACCAAAACGACTGGTTGTGTTGCCCGGCTCGGCCACGCCAACGAACGCCTGAATCGCGCCTGTGCTCGCCGAGATCTGGAAGCCGTCTCCGCCAGTGGTGGTGTTCTGTGCAGCAAGCGTTTCGACGGTACCACGCGAGGCTCCGGTCACAAGAAGGCGAGTATCCCCGGCCGGGATCTGCGCGGCACCGCCGCCGACCACCGTGTAGCCGCTCGCATCCATCGCGTAATTGGTGAAATTGAACAGCTTCCCCGTGAACGTCACGGCGCTCATGTCCGCGAAGTCTTGCGTTGTGAACGCGGTGTCGGCGAACAACACCTTGCCGTCGGTAGTTAGCGGGGCTCCCTGGTTGCCGTATAGAATGCGCGACAGCACAAAGCCGTTCTTCCAAGGCCCCGTGTTCATGTAGTTCGTAGTGCCAGGGGCGGGGCCGGTCGCAACAGCAAAGGCGGCGTCGAGATTGGTGCCCTTGATGTCCGTCTGCGAGGTTGCGGCAACACCAACACGCGTCCCGATGACAGCGCCCGTGCCCGCGATAATCTCGCCGTCGATACCGATGATCGCACCGAGATTGCTGGACGGGCCAGCGTTCACGAAACCAATCATGCCCCACAGGCCGTCTCCTGGGGCCGATACATTCGAATACGCGGATCCTATGACGCCGGTCAGATTCGACGTCGAGCCGGTCTGTTTGGCAGCTCCCCACACAGCGGAATTGATTGGAGACCCACCAGCAGCAGTGTATGTCACACGAAGCGCGTTTGTGGCTGGATAACCGCCCGTAGCGGGGTCGAGAATGGCGCCACTGACCGTGTAGCCGGGATTGACGCCGTTGATCTCGGCAAAATTGAACGTAGTCGACGATGCGCCGGTGGCGGGCAGCGACCCGTTCGCCACGAGGCTCTGCGCAAGCGTGTTCGGCGGCGTCGTGATCACCAGCGCCCCACCGGACGTCAACGAGCCGATGAACAGCCACTTGCCTGCGGCCAGGTCGGTCGCGAAGACGCCGGAAGTGTGCGCAATCAACGCGCGGTATAAACTGCCATTGGTAACGACGCTATCGTTGGCGGCATATGCGTGCGCCGTCACCCATGCCGTCGCCGGTGCTATCCCCGCAGTCTGCAACGACGCGGAAAGCTGGTCATAGCCGACCGTTCCATTCGCCAGTGCGCCATCATCGCGCTGGATCAGCGCAAGGTTGTTCTCGATCCCGTCGGTGACGGCTTTGATTTCCTGAAATTCGACGTCCAGCGCCTGACCGGGGAAATTGGCCAGGGTCGCGGAATCGGAAACGAAGGAGTGATTTGGCGTATAGCGTGGAGGCTGCGACATTATGGGGTCTTCACGTTGAAGATCGCCGCAGGCGAGCGCAGCTAATGTCGGCCAGTGTGTAGATTATCTCAGTTCGCTACGCGCGGCAACTACGCGGGCGGGAAGTTGCTGATCTGACCGAGCTCAGCCAAGACAGCAGCGGCCTCGTCCTCGATCGTCTTGGCCATGCCGGCCGTAACGAGCTGCGTCTGCGTCTGAGCGTCCCGCATCTTCTCGATGGCGCCGCCGACCTTGGCAAGACCCGCGTTGCGCGCGGCCTCGAGGTCGGCGCGGGCCTGATCCAACATGCCGCGGATCTGCGAAGCGAAGTTTCCGGTCTGTGGTGCGGTCACGACGGGTTTCTCCTGAGACAATTCGGCGATTGCCGACGTCAAATGCGCGTCCAGCGCCTCGCTCGCGGCGCGCACCGGTCGGAATTCTTCGCCGTTGGGGTGTTCCTGGACGGTCATCGTCGGCCCTTGGGAATGCCGAAGCGCTCCATGACGAGCAGAAACACGGCGATACCTACGGCGGCCAGGATGAAAGGTGCTGCGGCTTGCGCTTGGCCGACGAAGTTCGGAATCATCAGCGCAGCTTGACGAGAACGACGAGCTTGCCGTTCAGCTTCGCGACCTTGGCGCGGCCGAGCGCGATCATGAGCGCGTACGGCTTCATCGCCTTGCGGGATTTCTTCATCGTCAGGCTCCGGGGATCATCGACGGCATGTGGCCTGCGCGGCCGGCGGGGTGCCCGCCAGCGTTGAGCGGCAACGCCGCGCCCGGCATCTGCGGCGCGGGACCGGCAGCGTGCTGCATGGGCGGCGCAGCCATCGCGTGGCGCTGAAGCATGGCGGCCAGGGGTGACGGGCTCGCGCTGTGAGGCGCTGCGGGTGCGTGAGTGTGGCCTGGAATCATGACTACGTACCTCGTGTTCAGCGCCCGATATTTGGCTTTTACCCCTGGGGTGAGCGAACCGGGAGGGAGGGGGACGGTTCAGAGAGCGGGGAAAGCGAACAACGCGTCGGAGCAGCGGCGACGTGTATAATCTCTCAGTTCTCTACGTCGCGGTCAAGCGGATTTGCGGCCCGGGGTGGCCGCCTGTCACCAGTGCCCGAACATCTGCGCATATTGGATCACGGCGAGCGTGACGCCCGCGGCGCAGCCGATCGCGAACAGCGTTTGTGTGAGGATCTTCTTCATTGGGCGCCCTTCCCTCGTTTCTCTCACAACCGTGGCATGAAACGCCGCCGAGTTCCACCCCTGAATTTGGATTTTTGGCAAATTAGCGCTGGCACATTACGGCATATTTTCCTTGAGAGGTCGGGGGGTGCCGGCGGGGTGGCGGGTGGCCGGCCACGCGCCGAGCTCGAGCGCCTAGGCATGCTATCGCCTATGCTAGGCGCCGATTAGATAATATCTTCAAGGGCTTGCGGTTTCACTGGCGCCGCTGTGGCGCTGGAAACGTCTTTCGCCCGGCCTGATAGCTCGTCTTCCAGCTTGTCCGCGAGCTCGCGCAGCTCAGTCATTGACATCTCATTGAGCGGCTTTGCCGCCGTAGAGCCTGCAGCGACGGCTTTGGGCGCGATGTGCCCCGCTCTGTTGAGAATGTCGCGTGCGCAAACGACGCGCAGGCGCAGATCCGCGCTCGTATCCTCGACAACCGCTTGCAAGAGCCGATTCGACTTGGCCGCGCCTATTGCCAGGTCGCGCGCGATGCCGATTTGCACTGCAGCCAGGATTGCAGGCTGGCGCACCATGACAGATCCTATCTGCGGTGCATGCTCTGCAGAGTACCCGGCAGCGATCGCCGCCTTGGTAATATTGGGATTTTCAACCAAAGCGTCCACAAAAGCCCGTTGCTTCTCGGTGAAGTCTTTGTGGAGAAAGACGTCTAAGGCCACGCGTCAACAATCCCCTAGAACCGCCGTAGATCACAAAAGCGTGATCCAAAACAAACTACGACAAATTCGCTTGTCAAGCAAATCGTGCCGTGCTTTGTGGAGATTGTCGAGAACAGAGAGATAAGGAACTAGACAGATGCCCCAAGCCTTCCGCCTCGCCAACGTCAACACACGCTTTGCCCTGCCGATCATCCACCCGAAGACAGGCGAGCAGGTTTCGGCCGAACAGCTCTACAACGATTGCTGCGATGGCGTTGGCTACGTTGTGCGCGACCACATCGGCGATCTGATCTTGGACAACCTCGACTATGACAGCGCCGCCTATGACGAAGGTGCGCTTTGTGACGCCGTTTACGCGTGGTCGGACTCCGTTCGCGCTCAGTTGCCAAAGGATTAAACCGCCTATGCACAGAACCCACCATCAACAAGTCTCCCGCCAGTGTGCAAGCGCGGCCGCACTGGCGAACGGGACCAAAGCCGCGCGCCAATTGTCGAAAACAGAGAGAATTCAAATGTCGAAAATCACCATCACGATTCAAGGCGGAACGGGATCAACTGACATCGACACACAAGCGTGGGCGTACATGTCGCCCGCGCGTCGCGTGCTGTTCCTGCACGAACGGCTGCGCAAGGTCACCAAAGGCGAGGCTTTCGACGTCATACGCACTGAGAAGCACCCCTAACCAGCCCAAACCCACGCCCATTGTGTCGTGAACCGAGAGAAAGCGCAGCCATGCCGATAGATTTCGACAATCCGAGTTTAATTCGAACGTTGCTCATCCGCGAAGGTCGCAGCGGCTATCGGATCGAAGTTCGCAGAGGCCGCGACGTTCTGCTCGCGACACACCCAAAACTGGTCAAGAGTTTCGCCAAAGCCTTCTCCATTGGCGAACAGCTGCAAATCGAAGCCAACAAGCACTACGAAATCTAAACCCACGCCCATTTTGTAGAGAACAGAGAGAAATTAGAAAGGGTTACACCATGTCTGACATGAAACACGCCTTCGAAAACGGCCGCTCCTGGTATCAGGACATCGCTCAGCTCGTCGCGGCGCTCGAGAACGACGACGAACGCGAGAATGCAGAACAGCAGATTCAGGAAGGGCCGCTTTCGGTCATGGTGCGTGACGGCTGGCACATGCCGGGCGGCGACACGTGCGAAGGTCCAGAGGAGTATGAAATCCTGCTCTCGACCGGCGGACCGGCGTTGCGCCTATACGGCAAGATCGGCGACCACAACGAGCCTGTGACGGCAGAGCTCCAGGCCCAGGATTGGGGCACGCCTTGGACGTGTGTGCCCGATTGCGACGAAGAAGTTTTGCTCGCGTACGCTCAGCAGTTTTATTTCGGTTGAGCGCCATGAAACACGAAAAGCCCCACAACCACTTTCGCAACGACGAACCACGCGACGCATCCGACCTGCTCGCCTTCATCGCCATGGTGTTGTTCCTGGGCGCCGCCGCCATTTGGGCACAGATCGCAATCAATGCCGGGTGGGGCTGATATGCCACACTCACCAGGCCCATGGTTCACCATCAACGGAACCGTTTTCGCTTCAATAGGTGGAACCGTATGCCATGTCGAACGCGGCCCGAATCATTTGGCAAACAAACGGTTGATACTGGCGGCGCCCGACATGCTCGATGCGCTCCAGCTCTGCGCAAAAGCCCGGCTCGGCAAAACGGCAAAGGCTGCCGTTTTGAACGCCATAAGCACGGCTCTAGGCATATAAACCTAGGTTAAGTTTCTCTATAGACACGTGAATTCCTCAGGCATACAACCGGACACAGAACGGACACACCATGGATGATTTCGTGGCATTCGCCGTGCACCTATCCGCCGCGCTCCTGGCGTTGGCGGTCGGATACTTCACCAGCTCTCGGGGCAGCTGAGAGAGGCTGAAGGGGAATAGAAAGGGGAATAATAAACAGCGCTCTAAGAAAAGGGAAAAACACCACAGTTTATTGGGGCTAATCAAATGAACGTTGTGCAATTACGGCCGGCGGTTCCGGACGGCGAGGACATCACTCCTCGCAATGCCTACAGTTTCGAGATCAGCCAACCCGACCAACGCGGTTTAGTTCTGATCGATGCTTGCGTTCCGATGTCGATAGCGCTCGAATTCATGCAATTGCTATCGAAACACCAAAAGACCTGACTTTCAAACTTTTGTTTAAGCCCGTTCCGCCTGACCGCGGGGCGGGTTTTGCTTTTCACGCTTCGCCGCGCCAGGCTTTGCCGGTGCCGCGCACAAACACCTTAAACAGCCACCATAAGATTCGTACCGCGGCGATCGCCAAGGCGATGTTCGCCAGCATTACGATTGCAGTCAATATGCCGTCAATAGACATGCACCGTACCTATACGGGTTTATTTAACTTGTCGAGTCTGTTCCTGCGATGCAACCCGGCCTCAGTGAGCCTGTAGAGGTGCTCCGGTTCGGGTTCGGCTCCGGCCTCTATCTCATCGGGGCTGAAGCGCCGCGCGCTGTAGCGTGGGTTTCTGGCCTTCTCAACCCATCCCCGCTTGACCAGGGTCTGATGCACCTTGCTGCGGGCTTGTCGGGTTTCGCCGATCATGCGGATTAGATCGCCCATACCGTACCAGGCTTGCGGCTCCATCGCCTTCAACATCCGGCTGGCAATGTCCTCGCCCGGCGGTCGCGCGGTGTTGTCCCGTGCACTCGCTGCAGCCAGGATCCGATTTGTTGCCGCGTCCTTCTTCGCCTTCAAGTTCCGCTGTCGCGTCGCCCTCGCCTTCTCGACGACATCGCGCGGCATCCGGTCACCCTTCTTCGGCCAGCGATAGCTCCGGTCATTCTCATCGGCCAGTCGTATTAGGACTGCGAGCATACCTTCTTCGCCGAACGGATTTGCGGGGTCAAACTTCGGCATTCCTGTTTTCCTCAACATCGGTCGATTGTCACTTGTCCCCCTATAAGGGGGGGACATTTGGTGACATTCATTGACTTTGAACTAGTGACATTATTTGACATTGGTGACATTGGCTGTAACCCACTGACCCCGTTGCGCTTTTTTGACATACCCATTTTCTGACAATTCTGACATCCATTTCAAAATCCCAGTTCTCGTCGGAGCATTGTCAAATTCGATTTTCCGTAAAAACGCCATGTCAAACGTGGTCAAATCTGCGTCCAACAAAGCGGCCTCGAGGCGGTCCCAAACGTCGCGAAGTCGCCCGGTCAATTCCCCGCGGGGCTCGTCCTCCCCGGCCTTCGGTACGTTAACCACGCAGCTTGTCACGGGCTCGCCGTCGTCATCCTTGCCGATGTGGACGGGCACCAGCTTGAACTTGATGTCGGCCCCCATCGCCATGTCGCGCTGCTTGCTGAATACCAGGGTGTGATTGTCTATCTGCATCTCGGTGTCGGTTCCGCCCAACACGTTCGAGTGCCCTCGCCCGCCGCCAGTGCCTGCTTTGTTCGGATGGTGGATCACCAGCGTGTGGCAGTCCGCCTGCTCCCGGATGAAGTCGACCGCCCGGATGATGGCGCCCATATCCTTGCTCGAGTTCTCATCGCCGCCGGCCAACACCCTGGCCAACGTGTCGACCACGAACATCACCACCTTCTGGCCCGACTGCTTCTCTATGTCGCGGATCAGCGCCAGCAGCGCTTTCGCGTCCTCGGCGCCGTGGGCGAAGTCGGCGCCACACGGAACCATGTAGAGCGGTGCATCGCCGAGCGGCCCGTAGTGCTGCTCCAGGGCCGCCAGGCGGGACAGGATCATGTGGCCGGCTTCCGCCGCCAGATAGACCACAGCGCCTTGCTGCGTGCGCCTGCCGGCCCATTCCAGCCCCTTGGCGATGTGATAGCTCCAATCGATCGCCAGGAAGGTCTTACCGCCGCCAGGTGGGCCCACAAGCACCGACATGGTGCTACAGTTGAGGATCCCTTTGATTAAGGGTTTGCCGCGGCGGGTGAGCGCGGTGCGGGCGCCTTCGTCTGCGCGGATCGCGTAGAATTTGGCGCGCGCGGCTTGTTCCGCTTCGATGTGTGGCGCCTTTGTTTCGTCGATCTCGACGGGCTCGAAACCGGGCGCGCTTGGGTGATTCGCGCCGATGGCCTTTTCCCGGTTGCGCCCGGCCGATTCGACCACGACCAGCAAGCGGTCTGGATCGTTCTGCGGGAAGCAGTTTGTTTCATCCCACGCGGACACGACCTCGAGCACGGTCTGCTCGCTGCAACCGAAGTCGTAACCCCTGGCCGCCATCTTGTATGTGGTGTCGTCGATTTCACCATCATAGGCCATGGGTGCATGCTTCTGCATCCATTGCTCGAACAGCTCTCGCGCCTGGTCGTCCTCCTCGACGATCCGCTTGCCGGCGGCGTCGGTCTTTTGACGGTGCGATTTGCCCTTGTCGATCAGCCATTGCGGCGCGAGCGCGATTTGCGCTTGGTTCTGTCGTTCGTATGACTTGCCGTCGATCGTGCTGCCCGGCAGCAAGATGTAGCCATTCCAGGATTTCAGGTCGAGGCCGCGGCCGAACTTGTGAGCGCCGCCCTTGATGTGGGTGTGGGGCGGCAACGCATAAATGACGTGCTTGCCGCCGCCTTGCGTCTTGTGGACGGTCGTTTTGGTCAGCTCATCGCCGACCAGCTGAGACATGTCCATGAACTCTTTGAACGATACGTGCCCGTCGTTTCTGACGTCGATGTCGAGCACGAGCTTGTCGGTAGTGAGGCCCGCGACGTTATCGTTCGGCCACTGGCCCCACCATTCCCGGATCTGCTTCTCGTCTGAGGTGGCCAGGTGTTGCCAGTTTTTGATCCTGGCCACCTTGGTGTTTTCCACTGCTGGAAAGACGTTAAACCCTTGAGCGCGCGCGGCAAGCGCGGCATCCAGCTTAGTGGCAAACATGTAGGCCCCTCAAAATGGCGAACTCTCAGTTTCCTACAAACTGAGCGCGAGCGGAAGACACAAGGGCTAGTCTAGAATCGCCAATGCTTCCTCATATGCGGTATCTCGCAGCCAATCATCGACGGACGCGTGCAGCTTCACCGACGGGTGATGGTGGAACACGTTCTCCCGCTCGCCGATGACGACGACGCGCTTCCCCTTGGCGAGCGCATACCCGAACTCGACGTGCCGGCCGCCGCCAGTTGATGGCGTTCCGCGTGGGAAAGTGAAGGAAATCACGACGTCGGCCTTGTCGACGTCATCCAGGTCGAGCAGCGCGATCTGCCGACGGTCAAGCCCGTCCTCGCCACCATAGACCCAACTGGCCGTGATCTCGTGCCCCTTGACCTTCAAGTAGTTGGCGATGGTCTCCATCTTGCCGCGGTCGGCGAATGGCGCAGCCAAATAAATCTTCATGGTCAGAATCCCTCTCTGGTTTGTAGAGATTGCATATCTCTCACTTTTACGCTTGACAGTCAATCGAACCCGACGCATGTTCCGCTGTAGGGAAGTGAGGGATTCGAGATGTCGCAACAATGCGAGCGCGCCGCGCACGCCGCTGGCTGGTTTCGGTGGTTCGGCTTCTGGCTGCACATCGCGCCATGGGCGGACGACTACGAACGGCCGCCCTATTTCATCGGCACCGCGTGCGAGCTGTGCCTGTCGCAAGGATTGAGCACGGGGGAAGGACTATGAACGGTACCGGCTATCACGGCGGGCAGTCGCAAGGCCAGCGTCGCATCTCTGAGCAAGACGCAAAAGACGCGGCTGCGATGCTGGCGTCGTTGATGGAGCGGCACATGGGGCTGTCGCGTGTCGACCCTATCGCCCTCCGTTTGTTTATACGCAGCTATTGGTCGCGCGTGTCGACCTGCGCTCACACCATCCACGATCAGCAGGATTGACACTATGACCGAAACAACGCAACGCGACCGGCTGCTCGTCGCCGACAGCGCCACGCGCAAGACCTATCCGATGTTCAGCGGCCTACTGGCCTACTTCCCCGACGCGCTCGCCTATGTGGCGTGGGTGTCGCACCAGGGCAACGAGAAGCACAATCCAGGCGAGCCGCTGCATCATGCCCGTGGCAAGTCGATGGATCACGCCGATTGTTGTGCGCGTCACCTGACGCGGCATGGCCAGTTCGACGGCGATGTGCGCGAGAGCGGAGCTCTGGCCTGGCGCGCGCTGGCGCTGCTGCAGGAAGAACTGGAGAAGGCGCACGGGTTGCCTTTGCCGCGCGGCGCCAAGACCGAAGGTGGCTCGCCAGTGATTCCGGCCGCCGGCGGCTACATCGCGGTGAAGCAGAAGCCAGGCGAGAGCATGAGCGAGGCGATCTGCCGGACTGCGCTCGGCGCGCAAAAATCCAATCCTGTCGTCCAGCGTGAGTCCCGCCACGGCTTCACCGTTGGGGACATGGTTAAGGTGTACGACGGACAGCGCGGCACTGTTGTCGGCTTCGATAATCAGTTCGTGCTGGTGGACACCACCAACTATCCGCGCGGCGGCTGGTATCCGAGCAGCCTGAAGTTGGTCCCGCAACGCACGGAGCCGCTGACGTGAGCACACTGGCCCTCGACCTCGGTACCAGCACCGGCTTCGCGCTGCTACACCCCACCGGTGTCTGCATCAGCGGCACATGGGACTTTTCGGTTAACAAGCGGATCGAAAGCGTTGGCATGCGCTTCATCCGGTTCCGCGAACAGCTCGACATCATGCGGCGGGATAGCGGCGTAAAGATGATCTACTTTGAAGAAGTGCGCCGGCATCTCGGCACGACCGCAGCGCACGTCTACGGTGGATTCTTAGCGGTCCTGCAAGCGTGGTGCGTCGACAACCGTGTCGAATATCAATCCGTGCCGGTCGGCGAAATCAAAGAATTCTGGACGGGAAATGGGAAGGCGAGCAAGGACGAGATGATCGCCGAGGCGCGCCGACGCGGCTACGACCCCTGCGATGACAACGAGGCCGATGCGATCGCCATCCTGGTCCTGAAGACGGGAGGTGTCGCATGAACTTCAGTATCCCCGCGGCCGCACCGTACATCATACCCGTCATGAGTTGGGTGTTCGCCGGCGTGCCCATCGTGCTCGGCCTGCTCGCACTGGGTTGGATCCTCAAGAATGTGAGAATCAAATGCTAGATCCCCGTTCTTCCGCTGGGAGTGAAAGTGTGCCGGAGGCCTGGCTTGACTGTCCCGAGTGCGGCGGCGAAGGCGGAATCGAGGTCTGGGAAGGTGTGAGCAGTTGGTCTATCGACCCGCCGTGCGCCCAAGTCCTGACTTGCAAGGCCTGCAACGGTGCCGGCGGCATGATTTACGAAGCGGAGGGCGACCGATGATCGAGAAACCGGCATCGGATGCGCCCGCCACGATACCCGGATGCACAAAGCGAACGGCTTTGGAGCCCTACGGGCATTTTATCGAGCCCGTTAGGGCTACTCGCCGATGGGAAGAAGCCGTCGCCGAATATTTGAGAGATGAAAGGGGCGCGAAGTGACCTATCGCGTCGCGCCATGCACAATTAAGGCTGCCACGAAGCAGGTGGCCGCGTGGCATCGCCATCTAAAGAAACTTCAAGGCGGGTTGTTCGCGGCGCAAATAATCGGCCCCGATGGGGAATGCTGCGCGGTTGCAGTGTTCGGCAACCCCTCGCGAGTTTGGCAGAATACGGGGCGCGGCGTCATTACGCGCGTAGCAGCCAAAGAGGGACTTCCTGGCGTCGGCAACCATGCCGCCCCGGCATGCACGATGCTCTACGGTTCACTCTGCCGAGCTGCAAAAGCTCTCGGATACCTTGAGGCTTGGACCTACACCTTGCCCCACGAAAGCGGCAAGACGCTCGTCGGCGCTGGCTTCATCGATATGGGTCTCACCGACGGCGGCGAATGGGACCGCCCTTCCCGCGCCCGCAAACCTGCCGAACGCCCCGAACCAAAGCGCCGCTGGCTGAGGAGGCTTGCAGCATGACCAAGGACCACACTTTCAATGATGCCCAAGGATGCGGGATGCGGGATGCGCTTATAGCGGCTCGGGAATACATCGAGCCGGATACCGATGTGCCGTGGGCTGATCGACTTCTAGCTCAGATCGATGCCGCACTCGCCGCCCAGCCGCCGGCCGCTCCGGTCGAGAACAAGAAGGGGGATCAAGTCCACTGGCTCAAGGTCAATGATGAGCCATTCGAATACGCCATTCAACAAGGTTCGCACGGCGACGAGTTCGTGAAGCTGCTCAATGGCGAGTGTCTGCGCCGGCCGGTCTCGCCCTTCTCTGCCGGCAGTGTGGCTGACGGCCTCCTACGGGAGCGCATTGCCATCAACCTTTGGCATAAGTTCGCGCCAGAGCACCACATGGAATGGGAAGAAGAGACACACCAAGCCGAGTATCTTTTGGCTGCTGATGATGTGCTTTTCCTCACTCGCAATGAACCGCAGGCAGTCCAAGTGACTGATGCAGACGTTGAGCGCGCTTGGGCCGCGATTGTGGGTTCTGACGTGGCCGGGATGTGCTTTCAGGCAAGTGTCGTTCGCGGCGACATCCGAACGGCGCTGGAATCACTCGCGCTCTCGCGCCCAGAGCATCGCGGCCCTACCCCTTCCGCTCCCGTCGCTTCAACTCCTTCTCAACGGCTTCCCGAATGAACTCGGCCCTCTTATTTGGCCCGGCAATGGCGTCAATGCGCTCCGGCATCCCGGCCGGGAGTCGGATCACGGTTGGCTTGACGTTCATATCGGGACGGCCCCTGGTCTCAACTTTTTTCAAAATTATCTCCCTAAAAGCGATATCGCTTATTGACATCATATCCAATATCGCTTATAAACGCAATATCAGATCACGGGAGACGGACATGACCATCATCGACCAGAACACCAGCCGGGCAGAACTCGAAATCGCGGCGATCTTCGAATGCAAGTTCGACCTGGCCGTGATCGAAGCCGCCTCGGACGAACAGCTCCGCGACATGATTTTGGACTGGATTGAGGCGGGAGACGAGTGTGCCGCAGCGTAAGGCGGTCCAGGAAATCAGGCTTGGCGCGCTCTACAGGTTCGGAGCGCGCCGGCAGTTGGGGAAGGCGGATCTTGTCGAGCTGATGACAAGGCGAGCGGGATTGAAACCATCGGCTGCGGAACAGTTGGCCGCCCATTGGACCACTACAGAGCCTTATCGAGGCAGGATCGGAAAATGACCGTCACGCAAGAGACTTCAATTTTGGTCGAGCTGTCCCGCCTTGAGACGCTCGCCAAGCGCTTCGAATCCGGAGAGACGGATGTCCCGCCCCAGATCACCGCGCTCACGCTGTCCTCTGTAATACAGGCGTTCATGACGAAGGACGCTCATCTCGCAAACCTGATCAACGGATTGGGTTCTGCAAAGAAGGACCGAGACGCCATCATCGAAGAGTGCGCGAAGGTTTGTGACCAGTTAGGCGATTGGGCTGGTGAACTTTACGTCAAGGACATTCACAAGGCGCTGTTGGCAACCAGCCAATACAAAATCATGCAGGACGCATGCGACGAGTGCGCCGAGCGTATCCGATACATGAAGGAAGAGCCTCCCCGCTGCAATCATTGGCCCGGCCAGGATCGCTGCGGCGTCTGCGGGATGGGTTCAGAGCTTCCTTCGCAACACCATTCAGGAGAAGTTTGATGAGCGATACAGTCACGGTTAGGATCACGGCCCGGCAAGAAGTGTCCTACGACCAGATCAGGACCATCAGCCGCGAGACGTTCGAGCGTTATCAGAAGTTGGTCGAGGACGAGGCCGACGATGATGAATTCAATGACCTCGCAGAGCTGATTATCGACCCGTCAGACGTGGTGGATGCGGAAGAATTTGAGGACGTTGAGATGCGCCTCTTCCACGATCCTGTGAAACCACCACAAGACCCTCATGCCGAAACCTGAGAAGCCGGCGCCGGAGACGCGTCCGCGGCCACCGAACCCCGACGATCAATGGGTGGACGCGCTGCGCGAGAGCTGCGCGTGGGCGATGGCCGCGCACCTGAAGCAGTCCGTCAACACGATGCGGCCGATTAACTCGATGACGCTGCCTGAGATGATGACCCTGGCTGAAGCATGCACCGCGCACTGGATCGTCGAGGTGTCGAAAAAGATCGCCGCCGAAGAACTATCGCCGACGCTGCGGGAATACAAGAATTTGTTGCTGGGTTGACTTGACGCGCGTGTAGAGAAGTGAGAGAAACGGAACAGAGAGGGAGAATCAAGTGACTGAGAATAAGTGCCCGTGTTGCGGCCAAGCGACCACGATGTCGTCCACGGTCGTTGTCAGCCTGGAAGAGAACCGGTTGCGGTTTCGCGAACACTCCATCCGCCTCACGTCGCGCCTGACCGACCTGGCGTTTGCGCTCGCACGTCGGATGCCGGAGACCGTCTCCCACGCCACGATCACGCAGCAGATGTGGGGCGCCGACGAGCCCGATTACGCCGACACCAACATCAAAGTATCCGTGACGCAGTTGCGGAACAAGATCCGGCCCATAGGGCTGGACGTCGAGAACACGTGGGGGCGTGGCTATCGCCTCACCATCTTGCCTGAAATGTCGCAAACTGAGAGAAGGGAGACCGCACATGCATCGGCTTGAGATCACCGGCAACACGCCGGAAGAACTGTACTTCAACTGCATCAAGACGCTTTCGATCATGCTCAAGGGATCGACGGCGATGCCGGCCGAGCCAGTGGCCGAAGTTGTCGTGGTCGAAGAGACCGTCGCTGAACAGGTTGCGGCCGATAAGATCGTCGAAGAGTTCGCCGAAGCGCCGGCGCCAACCGCCGGGAAAAAGCGCGGTCCCAAGCCAAAGACCAAGACCGAAGAACTCAACGACGATATTTCCGACCTCGGCGGCGCGCCGGCGGAAACCGCGAAAGAACTGACGCTCGACGGCGACATCAAACCGCGGCTGCAGGCGATCTCGGCGGCGTGCACCAAGCGCGGCATGTCGATGCCTGAGACGGTCGCGTACATCCAGAAGCTCTACGGCCCGTTCGGCATCGCCAAGGCGCCGCAGCTCAAGCCGGAGCAGTTCGCAGAGTTCCTGGAAGCGTCGGAAGCGTATCTCAACGGCACAGCGGAGGCGTAGATGTTCGTGACCGTCGTCGCATTCGTCTGCCACATGATCGGCGCCACACCTGTCTGCGTGGAGGAGATCGTCACCGACTCCACGTTGACGGACGGTCTGACATTCCAAGGCTGCCTCATGGGCGGCCAGGCGCCGCTCGCGGCATGGAAGGCGCAGCACCCGATCTACCGGAACGACGCCTACACCATCGAGCGATACATGTGCGTGCAGGGCCACTACGAGCCAAGGGGGCGTGCGTGACCCCACAACACTCCGACCGCGCCCACGCTACGCTCGCTCCCTCCAGCGCACACCGTTGGCTGGCCTGCCCTGGCTCGATCCGGATGTCATCCGGCATCGTCGACGTTGGCAGCGTGTTCGCCGCAGAAGGCACCGCCGCGCATGAGCTCGCCGAGATGTGCATAAAGGGTGCCTTCCCCGCGTCACGGTTTGCCGGCGAGATGATCTTCGTCGGCGAGCAGAAGTTCGTCGTGACGCCGGAGATGGTCGAGGCGGTCCAGGTCTACCTCGACGTCGCCGAGGAGTTGCGCGCTGAATCGGACGAGTTCGAGAGCGAGCAACGGATGGACATGACGGCGCTGGTGCCCGGCGTGTTCGGCACCGGCGACATCATCGCCTACAAAGAGGCGACGCAGAAAGTCACGATCGCGGACCTCAAGTACGGCAAGGGCGTCGCCGTCGAGGTCGAGGAGAACGAACAGCTCCTCACCTACGCCATGGGCGTCGCCGAGCGCTACCACAACCGTGGCATCCGCGAGGTGGAATTGATTATCGTGCAGCCGCGCGCACCGCACCCTGGTGGGCCGGTGCGCCGCTGGAGCACCGGCGTCATTGAGCTCTACGAACACGTCGCCGCGCTGCAGTCTGCGGCGGTTGCCGTCGAGGATCCGAACGCGCCGCTGGTTGTCGGCGATCACTGCAAGTTTTGCAAAGCTGCCGGGTTCTGCGGCGCGCTCGAAAAGAAGGTGAAGGCGATCATGGGTCTCGAGCAACCGGAAGCGAAACCGCTGCAGGACTGGCAAATCGAGCAGTCGGAGTTGAACCTGGTCGGCCAGTGGCTGAAGGGGCGCGAGGGCTTCCTGCACGCACAGGCAGTCGCCGGCAACCCGCCACCAGGCGCCAAGCTCGTGCCGAAGCGCGCCTTCCGCAAGTGGGTCGATGAGGAGGCCGCCGGTCGTGAGCTCGTCGCCGCCGGCGCCGATCTCGATGACCTCTACGAGCCGCCGAAGCTGAAGTCGCCAGCGGTGGTCGAGAAGCTGCTGCCGAAGGCGAAGAAGGCGCTGCTCAAGGATCTGGCCAAGGCAGAGTCCAGCGGGACCGTGCTGGCGCCGCTGAGCGATCCGCGGCCCGCGATCGACGCCACGGCGGCCAATGGGTTCGAAGACCAATCGGTAACGGACACGACCGACCTTTAACGTGTCCTTTTTGTCGAAAAGTGAGAGAAAATGTCGAAATTGTTGAAAGCTTGGAAGAACGAAGAGACCGGCGAGATCATGTCGCCGAAGGTGCGGCTCGTGTTCCGCCCCGCCTTTTTCACGGCCGTCCCGAATCCGAAGGTGCCCGGCAGCAAGCCGAAGTTCAGCTGCGTGGCGCTGATCCCCGCCGCGGCTGACATCGAGGAGATCAAGAACGAGATCATCCGCGCCGCCGAAGAGACCCACGGCAAGAAGTGGAAGGAACTCAAGCTGCGCCGTCCGCTCGTCAAGACCGCAGAGGAATTCCCTCGCCTGGCCGAACTCGCCGAAGCGTACCCCTACGCGCTCAAGCCGTCCGCCAACGAAGACTTCCCGCCGGCGGTGTTCGGGCCGGACGCCAAGCCGTTCAAGGGCGACAAGTCAGAGGTCTATGGCGGCCGCTGGTGCGTGATCGCTGGCGCCGCTTGGGGCTACACGACCGGCAGCCTCGGTGTCGGCTGGAATCTCAACCGCGTGCAGCTGCTTGACCACGACGAACGTCTCGGCATGGCCGGCGGCAACACGTCCAACGCTGGCTTCGACGTCGCCGACGTTGGTGCCGCGCCGTCCGGTGGCAAGCCCGCCTCGACCGACGACATCTTCTGAGCCGGCCAATGTCAGACGACATCGACCGCCTCAAGACGCAGCTCTCCGACTTGCTGCTGCTCGGTGATGGCATGAAGGAAACTCGCGACGCCTTTGGCGACGTCGTGAGCGCGGTCAAGCCCATCGAACTCGAGACCGATCCGGAGGGCCACGCCGCCCTCCGGGAGCACGCCACAACGGTGTGGCTCGCCGCGATCTCGCTTTACGAACAAGCGGACCACATCCTGGCACTGGCCCGATTGCTCACCAAGAAAGCACGCAAATGAAACATGTGATGCTCGACCTTGAGACGTTCGGGACCAAGCCCGGCAGCGTGTTGCGTTCGATCGGCGCCGTGGTGTTCGAACTCGACGGCACCATGGGACCGGAGCTCTACTACAACATCGACCAGCAGACCTGTCACACCGCAGGTCTGACGGTTGACGCGAACACCGCCGAGTGGTGGTCGCGCCAGAGCAAAGAGGCCCGCGATTCCTTGCTTGTCGATCCCCGGCCGTTGCCGTGGGTCGTCGCAGACTTCCACGGCTGGTTCATCGCCAACGTGGGTCTGACGGGCAAGGTGTGGGCTCAAGGGGCGAACTTCGATCCCGCCCTTTGGGAAGCTGCCGCACTGGCCGTCAACAATCCGGTGCCGTGGAAGTTCTGGAACGTCCGCGACACCCGAACTGTCTACGACATCGCCGACATGAACCCCGCCGTCGTCAAGCGCGCCGGCACCTACCACAACGCGCTCGACGACGCGAAGCACCAGGTTCGGTGTGTTGCGGCGGCGCTCGCCCTACGGAGCAAAGCAGCATGAAGACGCTGACAGCCGCGGAGGTGGCCGCGAAGCACAACGCCACCGTGACCTCCGCCAAGCCGCCGGCGCCGGGTCACAATTCGAACGGCCAGCTCAAGAGCTACGTCGAGCGTTTCACCACCCTGGCCGAGGCAGCCGACGACATCCGTCAGGATGTAAAGGAGCTGGCCAAGGAGGCGAAGGGCAACGGGTTCGAGCCCGCTGCTATCAAGGCCATCGTCAAGCGGCAGATGGAGGATGAGTCCAAGCGTGCGAAGCGCGAGAGCGCCGAGGCCGTGCTGGACACCTACATGAGTGCCCTCGGCATCCTGGATTGACAACTACCACCGGCGGCGTTTCTGCGCCGCCGGTGTTGCGAACTGAGAGATTGCAGGGGCCAATGATTCGCGACATTCTGACCATCCGCTCGCACGAGTGCCGCTACTGTGTGACAGACGACACGCCGTTCCTGTTCTGTGGCGAGCCGGCGATCGTCGGCAGTTCCTATTGCGAGGAGCATCACGAGCTCTGCCACCATGGCTACGGCCTGCAAGTCGGCGTGCTGGAGAACATGATTCACGGCGTCGAGCACAGCGTGGTGCGCCGGCCGTCCGAGGCGCCATCAAAGATCGTGCCAGTGGACGAATATGTGCGGGAGCGCAAATGAGCATCGGCGGCCACGAGTCCCCCGTGAACCAAACTGACACTTGGTTGACGCCTCCCCACATCATTCGGTCGCTGGGGACGTTCGACTTAGACCCTTGCACGCCGCCAGTAATGCCTTGGACTACAGCGAAACGTCGTTACACAAAAGAAGACGACGGACTGGTGCAGCCGTGGGAAGGTAGGGTTTGGTGTAATCCTCCGTACAGCCGCGACGCCGTGCTGTGGATGCGTAAACTGGCAGCGCACGGCTGCGGGACTGCGCTAATTTTTGCACGAACCGAGACTGCTTGGTTTGTGGAGACGGTCTGGAACGCCGCAGACGCCGTGTTGTTTCTTCATGGACGTCTTTGCTTCCACGACGCCGCGGGAATCAAAGCGCCAGCTAATGCCGGTGCGCCCTCCTGTTTGGTCGCTTATGGCGAGTACGACGTGATGGCGCTCGATTTTTGCGGGTTGCCCGGCACTCTGGTGCAGCTGTGACGTCGCTCCACCTCGACTATGAAAGCCGTAGCGCCGTCGATCTGAAGAAGACCGGCGCCTACGTCTATGCAGAGGACGAGAGCACCGACGTCTGGTGCGCCGCCTACGCGATCGACAACGAACCGGTGAAGCTCTGGCATCCGGATCTCGACGACCGCGACATCAAACACGCCATCAAGCACACCGAAACCGTCCACGCCTGGAACGCCGCATTCGAGCGCGCGATGACCGCCGGCGTGCTTGTGCCCCGCTACGGCTGGCCGGCGCCGCGCGCGGAGAGCTGGCGCTGCGTCATGGTGCAGGCGCTCGCCATGGCCCTGCCAGGGAAACTCGAGCAGTGCGCGCCAGCGCTGCACCTCGACGTCGTGAAGGACAAGGAAGGCCATTCGCTGATGCTGCGGATGAGCAAGCCACGCAAGCCGCGCAAAGGCGAGCCGACGGACAAGCTGTTGTGGTGGGACGACGAGGAGCGCCGGCAGCGGCTGTACGCCTACTGCAAGACCGACGTCGTGGTCGAGCGCAAGATCGAACAGCACCTATTGCCGCTGCGCACGTCCGAACAGGCACTCTGGCATCTGGATCAGGTCATCAACGACCGCGGCATTTACGTAGACACGTCACTCTGTCGGAGTGCGCTGGCCGTCGTCAGCGATGTGGCCAGGTGGCTGAACGAAGAACTCGCGGAGATCACGGATGGAGACGTCACCAAAATCACCGCCGTCGACCAGCTTGTCAGCTGGCTTGCCGCGCAGGGGGTTTCCACGGAATCGTTGGACAAGGCCCACGTCGCCGATCTATTGGGATGCGACCTCCCAAGAGACGTCCGGCGCGTGCTCGAAATCCGGGCCGAAGGCGGTGGCGCCGCCGTCAAGAAAATCGACGCGCTCGTTAGCGGCGCCAGCCGTGATAGCCGTGCACGCGGACTTCTTCAATTTCATGTCGCAAGCACTGGCCGCTGGGGCGGGCGCAGATTCCAGCCGCAAAACATCCGTCGACCAAAAAATAAAAAGGCCGTCCCCGCCTATATCGAAGCCGTTGCTACCGGTTCCGCCGATTTCGTCGCCCTCGTCCACGGCGATCCCCTCTCGGTTGTCAGTGATGTCCTCCGAGGACTTGTGGGGGCCGCTCCGGGATGCGCTCTTTACGCCGCGGACTTCAGTAACATCGAAGGCCGATTGATCGCGTGGTTCGCCGACGAGCAGTGGAAGCTGCAGGCGTTCCGCGACTTCGACGCCGGCGTCGGCCATGACATCTACAAACTGGCCTACGCGCGCTCGTTCTCCGTCGAGCCGGAATCGGTGGGGGACGACCAGCGTCAAATCGGCAAGGTGATGGAGCTCGCGCTCGGCTACCAGGGGGGCGTCGGCGCCTTCCAGAAGATGGCAGTCGGCTATGGCGTCATCGTCGAGGACGCGCGCGCCGACGAGCTCAAGGTCGCATGGCGCGAGGCGCACCCGAACGTGGTGCAGTGGTGGTACGACCTCGAGCAGGCCGCCAAGGATGCGATCGCCAACCCTGGCACGACCTACCACGCTGGCCGCATCGCCTTCCGCAAGGCGGGCTCGTTTCTCTACATGCGTCTGCCGAGCGGCCGCGCGATTTGCTACCCCTACCCCTGCATGAAGCGCAAGCTGATGCCCTGGACGACGCAGGGCAAGATGATTTTGCCGGCCACCGACGACGCGCCCGCCGTCTACGAGCAGTTGCCAGTCTGGAAGGACTCGATCTGTTACAAGGGCGTCGACCAGTTCACCCGCCAATGGACAGACCAGTTCGCGCACGGCGGCCTCTTGGCCAACAACGCCGTCCAGGGCACCGCGCGCGACGTGGAAGCCGAGGCCATCGTCCGTGTCGAGAACGCAGGGTATCCTGTCGTGTTGTCGGTGCACGACGAAGTGGTCAGCGAGACGTCGGAGGACTTCGGCAGCCTCGACGAATTCAAGCAACTGATGGCGACGCTGCCGGAGTGGGCCGAGGGCCTGCCACTGGCTGTGTCCGGATTCAAGGCGCGGAGGTATCAGAAGTGAAGCTTTTGGTCGGGTTATTGGTCGTCATGTGGGCCGTCGTGTTGTTGCAGGCGTGGCTGCTTTTGCACTTTCCAGACTTGTGGACCGTGTGGGTGTCCGCGACTTACAGCGTGGTGCAAACCTGTTTCACCTCGTGGCAGGTGTTCGCGACGAGAGACCTCTGGCGGTGACCCTCCCGCTCACCCCCGAGATGCTGGCGGCCGCCTACGACTTCCTGTCGCTCACGCCACCGTTCTCCAGTTGGAACCTGCCGCCGAGCGAAGACGTCAAGTTCAAGGTGGGCCGGTTCCGGACCCATTGCGCCCATTACCAGTGGAACGGCAAGCAGCACACGATCACCGCTTCGGCCAACGCCATCGGACACACCGACACCCTGGTCCGGAAGCTGGCGCACGAGCTGATCCATCTGCACCTCGAGGAGCTCGGCATGGACGGCCGCGGCACCGCGAACACGCACAGCGGCGCCTTCCGCAGCCTGGCCGAGGAAGTCTGCAACATCCACGGTTTCGATCTCAAAGTTTTCTACTGAGGAACCAGCCCATGACCGACACCTGCGCCACCTGCCGCTTCGGACACACCGTCGAGGAAACCCGGTTCTGCCGGTTCGATCCGCCGGAGTTCGTCCCGCCGTCCGGCAGCCAGATCAAGCCGGTGCGCGCCGACGGCTGGTGCGGCAAGTACGAAAAAGAGCAGAAGCGCCGCACCACAACCAAGGCACCTTCCAGCGCCAGTTAGCGACCCAAATCGCGGTTTGTTCTCGAAAATCTCACTTCTCTGCAACGCAGTTTCTAGAACAAATACAAAGGCTTAAATGAAAAACCCCGCTCTAGGCGGGGTTTTTGCTATAGCCAAACTAGGGCGGACTGTAGAGGTGAGAGTTTCGACATCCCGTTGATTTTGCTCATGTGAGAGAAATAAATGACGACAAACTCTACACGCATTTGGCGCTACAGCGCCAATTTAGCGCCGGTTTAAAGTGCCTCATATCCCACTCTCCGCGATTGCGTCCGCAACGTCGTCCGGCGCCATCTTACCATAGACCCGATCCACCGTCGCGATGGTATCCCCCAGCAGTTTGGCGACGTGCGCGATCGGCACGCCGGCCTGCAAGAGGTGTGACGCCCGGCTGTGCCGAAGCACATGAGGGAACGCCTTGTCGGCCAGTCCTAGCCGGGTCAGGTGGTCATTGAACGGCGTGTACATGTCCTTGTCGTCGCCCCACAGCCACTCGACATTGGCGGCCACACTGGTCGTATACAGGCGCTCGATTATCGGCCGAATTTTGGCGTGGATCGGCACGACCGGACGACGCTTCTTAGAGTTGCGCTCATTCGGGGTTTCCAGCGGGCTGGTGAGGTTCACGGTGCCGGCCCGTAGATCGACCTGGAAGCGGGTAAGGCGCTCCACGGACCTCCGGCGGGCCGCCGTGTAATAGAGCACTAGGATAAACTCGCGCAGCCGGCCTTCACTAGCGTTCACTACCCGGTCGAGCTCCTCGCGGGTCAGGAAGACCAGTCGCGGCTTGCCGCCGGCCGGCAGCTCGATCGAAGGCATCGACGTCGGCGGCTTGGCCTTGGGGCCGATCCGCTTCCAGCGCGCGGCGTGTTCCACGGCCGCGTTCAGGATCCCTATTTCGCGGCGCGCCGTTGATTCGGACACGGCGCGGCCGCCTCGCCCGGAACCGTCTTCATTCTTCGGGGCGATCAGGGTTCCGTCCATGCGCGCGTCGGCGTAGGCCCGACACGCCGGGATGTCGATCTCCTCGACGGGGGTGTCCTTGAACCATCGCTTGAGCAACACGAGGATGCCTTCGGCACGAGCGCGATCGACCACTTCCTTGCTGACGTGTTCCAACCGATACTGGTCGAGCGCCGTCGAGACGTCTAGTCGTCGATCATCGCGTCGAGGTCCAAATATTTCATGGCCACCTGATAGGAACGCAGCATATCGGGATCGTGCTTCAACCGGGTCTTTCGTAGCCAGTGAGAGGCGCTTCGTGCGGCCTTTGCCTTTTTTACCGGTCTCGGCTTCTTCACCATCACCGGCTTCGGCGTCGGGATCGTACCAATAGACGTAATGGACCCCATCACGTACTTTGAGCCATGGGACCGTTTTTCTTTCGCGCGGCATTTCAGACCCTCCACCTGTTGTTTGCTGAAGCGTGCCCTGCGGCCAGTAATGGTGTAGGCGCACGGCTGGATGAGTTTGGCGGCGATCGCCCGCTCGATGGAACGTCGAGAAACCTTTAGCGCAGTTTTCAACATTTCGATCGAGCAAAGACCTTGCTCTACGACGTCCGCCGACCTAGGCATTGTCTTCCTGCTCGAGCAGCGCGATGATTTTGGTCGCCGTCGTCAGGGACACCACGCGGTTGATGCGCAGGGCGACCCGCTGGCCGTCGACGGAACGCATCTCGAGCAGCGGGCCTTCTTCTGCGACGGAAGGAACCCCGGCGGCCGGCAGCAGGTCGGACGGCTTGCAGCCCAGCGCCTTGGCGATGGCCTCCAGCGCGTCGGGCCGCGGCAGGTACTTTCCCCGGATGTAGCTGGAAATGCGATCCCGGCCGAGGCTGTGCCCCTGCACCTGGCCTTTGGCGGCTTTCGGCAAATGCTCGGTGGCGCGCCGAGACAGCTCGCTCTGGTTCCAGCCCAGCGCGATCATGCGCGCCTGAAGGCGTCGCCCGAACTCAGCGTACACGGCCTTATCCCCCGAAGAACGGTTCTCGCCTAACGTGTTGTAGTGGCTAATTGCACGTCGCGCCATAGCACTCTCCCTCGAAAACTCTGCTCTCGTAATGTCGGACTCAAACTCCGACAAATCACGACAAAGCAGAGAACTGAGAGAAGGTCAAGTAATAAATTGGAATTTAATCTACTTCACACGAACGTGAGTGTCTAGCGCCGGGCCGGAGGGGTGAGGATTGATTTGATCTCGGAGATGCCGTTTTGCACAGCTTCCAGCTTGGTCTCGACGCGGGCCAGGCGCTCGGCCTGCGGGGCGGCGGCATCGGCCTTGCGCTCGAGCGCGCTCAAGCGCTCCGAGGTGGTAGCGCCCCACCAGACGACGCCGGCGGTCTGCATTGCCATGGCGAGTATGAGTGCGATCGGAACTTTCTTATCCAAGTGCCAGTTGCTGTCGTCTTGATTCTGTCGTCGACGTGTCACTTCCAGCACCTGATGGTCCGACCGGACCTGTTGTGAATTCGGATCTGTTCAACGGTCAGCGGCGTGTCGTGCATCGAGTAGGTGATGCGTCGTGTCCAGCCGCATCGCGCTTCATTTGCAGTCGCGGCAATCGACATCCCGCCCGTGTGAACGCACCCACCAAGAAGGCTTCCCGCGCACAGTACGAGCAGCGTCGCTGTACGCGTCTTGAGATTGCTTGGTCGCCGCGACGTCGGCAGCCATCCACTGAGCTCTGACACGTTTTTCACCGACGACAACTCCAGTTGTAAAAGCGATCATGAAAATGCCGACGGCCAGTGCGGCCCACAGGAAGTCTTTCTTCCAGATCGGCGAGAGATACGCTGCGGCCAGCAGCAGGATCATAATCCCGAAGCCGAGGCCGAAGCGCCAGACCTCGCCCCATAGGCCGGCGAACGCCTGCTGCAGGATGAGGTTGATCATTTGAAGATCCAGCTCCACCACGACTTCTTCGGCGGTGCTACGGGCGCAACTGGTGCGGCCTTGGCGGCGATGCCGGCCAGGCACTTGCGGGTCTCGTCGTTGCGGCGGTTGATGAGCCCCTGGCGCACCTGGCCCGCAGAACGAATGTACCAGCCGCGGATCGCCTCGCAGCCTTCGCGGACCTTGCCCGCGTTCCACTTCGCCACCATCGGCGAACGGCACACCGCGGCAGGACCGGCGTTGTAGGCCAGTGAGATCGCGACCGCGCGCACACCGTCCGGCAGGTCGACGTGGATGCAGGTTCCGATCTTGCGGTCGTATTCCGGCAGGCGCTGCGCGAGCCGGTTGGCCCAAAACTTCTCGTCGTGTGTCTCGCCGAGGCGGACGTTCTCGGTTTCGCCGTAGCCGCCCGTCGGCAGTCCGTGCGCGAGCGTGTCCGGCTTAACGGTGAGCCACAACCCCTCGTAATGCTTCACCATTGGCACTGCCGCGGCGATCGACGCCGCGCTGGCGACAGTGATGGCTGTTTTGCGCGCCGTCATGCGATTGGCTCCATCGGGTCTTTCTGCTTGACCAGCCGCAACACGACAATCGCGACGGACACGACCACGCTGAGCGTGAGCAGGAACCACGGGTTGAACACGTCCACGAAGGCGCTGAGCACCATCGCCATGCCGGTAAAAACGGCATAGGCAAGCGCGATGCGAACCGTCCAGAGACGGTGCAAGTCGCGCTTGGCGTTGTCGATTAGGCGAAGTCCGAACATGGCTTTAATCTCTCAGTTCTCTACAACCGGCGCAAGCTACTTGTCGCGATTCGGTGATACATACAGCCGTTTTTCGGCTTCGGTTTCATCGTGCTCGCCGACGGTCAACATGTAGTTGGTCAAGCGCTTCAGCTGGATCGGTGTCGCCACTCCCCCCTTGGCCGCCACGGAGATCTGGCTGGCCACCTTGGGATTGTAAAGGGCTTCTTTCCAGATCGCGTTGGCTTCTCGCTCGGAGATGCCGCGATAGAAATTCAGCAGCAGGCGCGGCACCTCATACACCGGCGACGATCGGCCACGGGCCAGGGCTGACGCCGCAGCGGCGGCGCTTGGGAAGGTGGTGCCGGCAACGCCCTCGGCATTGCTGAACGCGTTCTTGGTCTTCTCGTAGGTGCCGACAGGACGCGGAAGACGTGCCTCCACCTGGGACGCCTTGATGACCGTCTCCAGGGTGTTGAGGTGCTGCGGCGTCAATACCTGCGCGAGCGAGCGCCGGTGTCCGTCGATCCACTTTTGCAGACCCTCCGCATCCACCAGCGTATCCTTGCCGGTTGCGGCCTTGGCACGGTCCCACACGGCGCGCGTCAGGGCTGCTTCGGCCTGCGGGTCGCCGCGCACCGAATTGCGCAGGCCCTTCATGACCTGCCAGTCGTTGAGTGCTGCGTCGACGTGCTGCTCCGGATTCTTGCCCAGCAATCCGGCCACCTTGGTGCCCGCGACCGACCGCTGACGCTGCTCGAGCTGGCCGAGGCGCCCGTAGAGATCGTCGGGGTTCTTTGCCTTTACGGCGTCGCGCACGGCCGGGGGGAGCGCATCCAGCAGTTCTCGGTTGTTAGCCAAAAATTTATCGACCGCACCCGGTTTTAGGGCACCTTCGCCATCTAGCGCGGTGGCCTTGAGCCGCCCGAGTTGATGATCGACCATCAATTGAACCGCTTCGGGATTTTCCCCATGGGTGGCGGTGAATTGTTTGGCCGCACTGATATTGTTGGAGCCGCCGAACTGCGCCAACACTTTTTCGTCCGGAACTTTGTTCTTGTCGTACCCAAAGCGGTCGTAGCGAATGACGTCGCGACCAGCGCCTTCCTGGTATTTTGGAACGTGTTCGTCTCGATAGTAGTCCCGGTACTCTTTCATGCCCGGTTCATTTACGCCCTCGATAGCCTTGTCGAGGGTCGCACGTTCTGCGCTCAATTGCGCCATGCGGTCGGCACCTTCGACCGTTCCGACCGTACTCGCGTACTTGCGTTGCTCCTGATTGATCGCGGTGCGGCGGTCGAGCGCCTCATTGATCGTCATAGTCTTGTCGCCGACCTGAATCGGCGTATCCGGATTCGCAATAGCTTTGCGAAGCTCTGAGGTGCGATCGCTGGACGCCCGCTCGGCTGTCTCGTGAATATCACGGAACGCGGCTCCGCTGGTCGCACGCTCTGCGTCCGGCAGCTCGGCCGAACGCTGCTGGATCTGCTGGCGAACACCGGCGGCTTGCTGCTCGATCTTGTCGTTCGCTCCTTGCACGCGCGCGGCGTTGGCACCCGCAACGACGTCCTGCGGCGTCTCGGTGGGCGGCAGCGGGCCGACCTGTTCCGGTGTGCGGCGCGGCGTCTCCGCTGGCGGAACGGTCTTGTCCATGTGCTCGCGGATCGCGCCGCGCGAGGCGTCGGTCGCGGCTTGCCGCTGGCGGAGCTCGTCGCCGGTGGCTTCTGCCTCGAAATTCTGTTGCTTGTTGAGCAACGCCGGATCGTTGGTGGCCTTCGCAATACCGGGCTCGAACCCCGGAATCTCTTTCTTCAGACGCTCGGCCTCGGCCAGGTTGGCGGCCGCCTCCGGCGACGATGTGATGTCGTCAAATTGCTTCGCCACGACGTCGGAGGCTTTTTGCGTGCGTGCCTCCGTACCTGCGTCGATCTGCTTCTGGACGAAATTCGGCTCTTTCGGCGGCGGTACGGCCAAATCCTCGGCCGGGCGCCCCTCATTGGCGGTGTATTTGCCCTCGTTGTTGCTGAAGGCCAGCCGATCGGCGTTGCGCTCGGGCAGCGTACCGCCAGCTGGCTGCAGCCGCTCCGGCAACACGCCTTCCGGCACGGCGCCGAGCACCGTCTTTGCGACCTTGGTGCCGGCCTTGGCGGCCATGGCGCCGGGGCCGAACTTGGAGTACATCCCCATCGCGCCGGGCGCGCCCATTTGGCCCGCGATCTCGGCCACGCGTTGCATGCCGGGGCCGGCACCGGCGTCCTCCGCGACTTCACGCCCATACTCGCCGCCAGCGCCGGCCTGCGCCGCGCCGACGTTATCCGACACGAAAGCTTTGCCGGGGTTGCGCGCGATCCAGTCCAGCATGGCGTCGCCTGCACCGCGGATCTTGCCGACGATGCCGGGCGCAGCCTGTTCGGCCAGTGTCACACCACTGCGGACGCCGGAGTTGGCCAATCCCGCAACTGGCACGATATTTTCCAGGTTCTCGCCCAGCATGTTTCCGCCGGCGCGGCCGATCTGCTGCGCGTCGGTCTCGGGCGGCGGGATCGGTTCGACGAAGGTCTTGCTAAACGTACCCTCGAACGGGTGAACGCCCTCCCCGCCTGCCGCTTTGCTGATGAAGTACGGGATCGCGTCCGCCGCACGCAGCGCCGTGTGGGCCAGTCCTTCGTTGGCGCCCGTAGCCGTTTGCGTGACGACATCGCGAACGTCGCTCCAGGAGGGCTCGGGCTGTCGGTCGGTTGGCGGCCGCACAGGTCCGCGCACGCGCGTCGCGGCGGCCTCACGCGCGCCTTGCGCGGCAGCGGCGTCCGGCGATGGCTGTTCGAAGGGGTTGCCTTCGACAGGCGTCAGCGTTGGCGCACGCGCGGCCGGCGCGCCGCTTTGCGCGAAAGGATCTCCATCAACCGGCGTCAGCGTGACCATTATTGATCCACCCGGAAATACTGGCCGCCCTGCTTGACGTACCAGTGCCCATCGGGCGCTTGTGCGGCGCCGGCCACTGGCGGCTGTGCAGCCTGCTGCGGGGCCTGCTGCGGCGCGCCGGCAGCGGGCGCGGCGCCAGCCGCTGGCGTGACCTTCTCGCGCATCTGGATGACATTGCCGAGGTTGCGCAGATACGCGGCCATCTTCACGCGCTCGGCAGGAGGCGTATTCGGGTCCGTCGCGTCCTGCTGCACCATCGTGTACATGTTGCGCAAATGGCTGGTCAGCGAGACAGATCGGTTGGCCTGCTCGGTGGCGTTGATGCCAGTGACGCCGAACCATCCCGGTTGCGGGATCAGCTCATCGGCCCATTTCTTGTCCATCACGGCGGCGCGGCCCGGCGCATTCGCGATCAACTCGCGCGTCGCCTGCGCCTGGTTGGCCAGGCTCTCGCGGGCACGATTGACGCCGGGGAAGGCTTCGCCGAGCCCGAACGTGCCGCTGAGATCGTTCACCTCTTTCTGTGCGAACGATTTCGGGCCGGAGGTCAGTGCGGCATCCTTGGCCGTGTCGGGATACTCCGTCGGGGGCGCCGGCAGCGACGTTGCGGCCTGCGTCCTGACGTTGTTGTCGCGTTCTTGCGCCAAACGCGCGTCGGGCGACACCGGCAGATATCCTGCCGCCGGCTGGCCGTTCTCCAGGGTCGTGCCGTTGTCGCGCGAAACGCCCGTTTGACCGCTGCGCGGGTCGACCATCGGCGTTTCGCTGTTGACGCCGACGAGCGCGCGCACCTGCGGCGTCATGCCGGCAAAGATGTCGCCACCTTGCGGTTTGGCAGGCTGCGGTGCTGGGGCGGCGCTCGCATCCCACGACGTTGTGCCATTGGCCGGGAAACCTTGCGGCTGCTGCGATGCCGCGACGCCGCGCAATGCGCGTGCGATGACGCCGGCCTTGACCTGATCCGTCGACATCGGGGCGCCTTGACCGACGGCGCTCGACTTCGTGGCGTAGCGATAGCCACCGTTGCCGTCGTCGACCGGCGCTAGAGTGCGCCCGTCGATGGCGAGCTGGGTGGCGGCGGCGCGGTCGGACGCAATACGCTGGCTTTCGAGCGTAGTCGCATCGTGGCCGCCTGCAATCGAACGATCGTTAGCAAGCGCCCGACCCTGGCCCGGAGCTGTCGAAGTGAATGAACCACCAGCACCCATCGTAGCCAGAGCCATGCGAGGATCGTCAACTCCAGCAGCATGATTCGAAACAGCCAGACGATTGAAGTCGGCAGCGTCCTGACCGGTCTTGTTAGACATGACGCCGAGGCGTGCAATGGCATCACGATCTCCTCGCGCCACCGCATCGGCCAGCAGCGGAATGTTGTCGTTCTCGCGCTTCTTGCCGAAAGCGGTCTGCCGGTAGACCTCATTCTTGGCCTGGTCGCCGAACATCGCCTCGCCGAGATCCTTCAGCGAGTTGGCCAGCGACGAATTGTCCGCGTATGCGTTGATGATGCGAGGCATTCCGCGTCCTTCAGCTAAACGGGGT